TCGGTTAGCCCACTTAAACCAACGTGGTTTAGACCCTACTATTTTTCCACAACAAATACCACAACCAATAGTACCTGATACTACCTATACACAAAATTCACCAATGGATACAACACCTATTCGTAGTTCAATTATAAGAAATACTCGTTATAGGAATCCTCCTATTAGAAGACAAAATAGTATTAGTCGTAGACGATATACAGAAGATACACCAATTATTCCAAATCCGTTTTATACTCATTTAATTTTTCCATTTGATGATGTTGTAGTTAGTCCTACTAATAGAGAAATTGAAATTGCTACTACTGTTTTAAATTATACTAGTCATAATTGGGAATATGACCAACATACATGTCCCATTAGTTTAGAACAATTTGAAGAACATAGTGAAATTAGACGAATAAATGTGTGTGGACATATTTTTAAAAAGGCAAATATTGACCTATGGTTTGAACGAAACGTACATTGTCCCGTTTGTCGACATGATATACGAAATAATGTAATGAACCTGAACCTGAACCTGAATCCGAACCTGAACCTGAACCTGAACCTGAACCTGAACCTGAACCTGAACCTGAACCCGAACCCGAACCCGAACCTGTGTCTGAATCGCTTAATCATGAAACGGACCGTGATATTAACCTTGATGAAATTGTTAATTCTATTTTAACCGAGAATGGTGAATTACCTGATTTTGATGATTCTTCTAATATTATTCTTAACGAAGACACCCTCCATGGTTCTCAATATGATAATCAAAATAATAATTCAATATATTCGTCTTTATCGTCTATTAATTTGTTCGATATTATAAATAATGAATGGGATACTCATAGTCAATTTATATACAGAAATATAGATAATAATCCCCCGTTACCGGTAGTAATGAATTTAGGTATTTCTCAATTGGACGTATCTAACAATCAATTTTAAAATTCAAACTTTTTATATTTATTTTCGTATAAAAACCATAAATGAGGTGGATTTACTATATTTTTAAAAAAAATAGGTCGTCCGGTGTTATATAAAATATCGTTTTGTTTTGATGACCATATTTTTTGTTTTTCTATAGCAGTTTTATTTGTTTTGTATTCTTCGGCTATTAAGATTTCTCGCAAGGTAGGCGATACCATTTGTATAATATACACATAAAAAATTATATTATTTTAATTATAAATAATATAATTATCAATTTCGTTTAATTATCTTTTGAAAAAGTGCGTGATTGGTTGAATATGATTTCGTTTATTATATATTTTATTTAAAACATCATCAAACAATAACGTTTTTATTTTCGCAGATGTGATTTTTTCTTTCTTTTTCATAAATATTTCAATATCAGGGAATTCTTTTTCTAAGGTAATCATTTCTTTTTTAAAATTCTTAACAGCACTGTGTTTATTTTGATATTTCCATATTTGTTCTAATGCTAGACCAAATAATTGTTGAAGTGGCTTCATTAACTGGTTCGTAATATAATGGGTATAATCAATTTGTAATTTATTTTGAACTATATAATCAGTTGTTTCTATTTTATCTCCCATTAATGCCTTTTTATTATCATTTATAACAAACACAAATTTCATACGGTCACCTGGTTTTGGTTTATTTCCTGGGTCTCTCTTACCTATTCGTTCTGCTAATACAGCATGACCAATTTGATTTGGATTTTTATAATATCCACGTAAAGCTTTTGTAATGGCTAATTTATCCATACTCACTTTACCATCAATTAAATTCATTAATGATTTATTTAAATATGTTATCGATTTCTGTATATCATTATCTTTCATTAAGATATTCAATATACCGCCATAAACATCTTTTAAATAATCACAAGAATCTCGTCGTTTTAAAGAGAGTCCCATAAATTTCATATAACCTTTATTTGGGTCTTCTTCATATAACATTCCAACATATCTCTTTTTGGATAATAAGATAAAAGGCATCAATGTTTTTTCATATTCTAAGTACATTGGTTGTTTTAAATAACTTGAGCATAATTGTGCTACATCTTGAGCTATTTCTATAGTAATCGCAAGAGCATCTTGCCCCTTAATCTTTTCGCCTGTATCAGGATGTTCTAAATTAAATGTAAAGAATACACTATCTGTATCACCGTATACATATTCAGCACGTGTTCGTACCTTTCCGTGGTCAATTGTATCATATATCATATTACCATATACTTGTTCTACCATTTTTTTAGCATAAATGATCATCATTCGACCAGTTGCGGTTGTAGATGCAGCAACGTCTTTTTCAAAGAATGTAGATGTTTTTGAACCACATTGACCATACAATGAATTCGCAGTTACCTTATAACCTAGTTGTCTTTTATCTAAGATATTTTGCATAAATGGGTCCTTTTCAGTTTTAATCATTTTACGAGTATCTTTACGAGCTTTTAATAATTCTTCCAAAATAGAAGGCATGATTGATTTTTGATTATCAGGTAATTGTGCCCATCTGCATATTTTCTTTCCACATACAATTTTTTCGGCTGCTGCGGCGGGGTGTTTACGAACGTATTTATATGTATCGAACTCAATATCAATATATTGAAATTCAGGTAAATTATCATATATAAATCTTCCACGACTATCTCTTTCACCTGTAATTCTTTTCATATTACCATCTAAATCATATTCTTTAGACCACACCTTACTATCATGTGAATAATTTTGGCTAATCATTGATGATGGATATAGTGAAGAATAATCTACACAAGCAACTGGATTATCCATATACATAGAACATTTTGGAGGTAATACAATAGCACCTTCATACCCACTATTATCGTTTGATTTTTCAACATCAGGCATTAATGTATCTTTTTCTCGACATTTTTTCGCAACATAACTGGTAAGTTTAATCCCCTGTCCACGAAATACTAGAAAACTAATAGGAACACTACAAATACTAGACATCTCAACATATCCTGTAATTACATCGATCTTGTTCATCAAATGATGGACAAGGTTACAATCCTGAATACAGTATTTCGCAACAATTGCGCGGTCTTTTGAATCCCCGTTAGTTAATCTGAAAATATCTTGAGGAGTTACATCATCCTTCGCCATACCCCATTTCAATGATTTACTTTGGTCAATATCATAATGACCTTTTATAATAATCACATTGTACGTGTTTGTTTTATCTTTTTCAATTACTTCTTTATCACGAATAATATCTTTTACAATAAACTTGCGACCATTATCATAATAATCTGAAGTAAATCCAATTAATTCAATATGAATAAAATCACCTACATGTAAACCCATTAAATTTTTACTGTATAATTCAGTTACTTTACCGTATTCTTCATGTTCAGTATATTGAATTTTCTTAATATCATCACTAATAAATTGACCGGCTACATCATCCAATTTATAAGAAGATAGATTAAAATCACGTCGGAAATAAGCATACATATCAATCTGTAACCGCCCCGATATCTTTGGATAGCGTAAGTCATAATCACCGCTTGCTAATACAATCTTTGTATTTTCTAAAGACACATTATTAGCATCAGTTTGTTTCGCACAAAATTCTCCTATTTTACGAGAAAGTAAGAGGAATTCTTTATCACACTTTAATTCTAAGGAACGACGAAACATGAACTCATAATCAAACCCAAATATATTATAACCAATAATAATATCTGGATTTTCTTTCTGGATTAATTCTGCCCATTGCAATAATAAATCTTTTTCCTTATCTACGCTTACAATCTCAATATTATCTATTTCATCACATGTATCCAATACTAAACAATGGTTCAAATATGGCTCTTTTTCGCCATATTTCATAAAGGTAGAACCGATAAACGTCACCTTATCCCCTTCTAATTGTGGAAATAATTTGGTCAAAACTTCATTCACAATGTTAACCGTTTCGTCTCTAGTATAATTATCGTCAAATAATACGTCAATAACAGTTGCATTTTTATTTACCTTTGTCTTTTTTTCATGTTTTTTATAACTATATTCTACTTCATTATTACCTTCATTATCACCACCATCTGCTGCATCATTACCACCAATTGGTTCAAACATTTCGTCAATGGTTAATAAATAAGAATTATCCTCTTCTGTATTTGCTTTTTTCGCAACATCCAATGATTTATTTAATAATATTTCAATTCGATTATTTAAATGTTCTTCACTTATACGTCTTTTTGGATAGACCAAATCTATATTTTGGTAAGTATGATAATTGAATGCCGCATTAATTACTTTTGCTATTAGCGTTTTTGTATTATCCTCATCTAAAAATGTTTTTTGTTTCAAAAAGCAATCCACCAAATTCATAGCCAACCGCTTATAATCTTTTTGAGGTAATGGAAAATCACCATGACTACTACTAGCCTCAATATCAAAACTACATATTTTATAAGGCACGATTGTTTCCTTATCAGTTTCGGGCATGAGATTTTTTAAAGAGCAAATATATTCATAATTGCATGTAGTGGTTTTATAATCTAATTTTAATACTTTGTTTAATTTAAAAGAAACCCATCCGGATGGACTAATATGATTAATATGAAAATAACGCAATAGGGGAGGAATATTACTTTCATACAATTCAATATCAATATCTTTGTATGTTAAATTTTCTCTTTTTCTTTCACCAGTTGAATAAGAATACCATAGACCTTTTACTTTATTCATGGAAGCCAGGTTTTGAAATTCCAATCGAATAAATCGTTCTTTTTGACCAGCTGTAAAACCATACAATTTATTATGTTCAACATATTCAGATGAAATGATACAATCTTGGTAATATCTAGGTAATTTTTTTTGTATTTGTTGAATCAATCCAAATTTATCACCATCTGTCCAATCTTTACCAACCTTAACGTAAAAGAACGGCATATAATCATTTACATATAAGCAACATGTTTCTCCGGTTTCATTAATACCAAACATTTGTATTACAAAACTTTTATTATTTTTATATTTATCATTGGAATCAGTTGAACTATCATCATCATTACAAGAATCATCATCATAAAAATTGAATTCAATTAAACGGAATGATTTAGTAATGGTTGCATTTTTGTTGACCCTAAGCTTCTTTGTTTTACCAGACATTATATTGTTAATATAATTGTTTTTAGATTATTATAAAATTATTTTTATAATAATATTCAATTTTTCATTAGGGTCTTTGTCCATTTCATTAAATCTTTTATATTTCGACCACCATTATAATTTGTAAACTTATTATTTTTTATAGAACCAATGGTAGGATATCCATTAACGCTAATATCATCGACTTCATATTTATCTTTTAAAGAATTGATTCCTTCTTCTTGATTATCACTATTAATTTCGACCACATCATATTTATTATCATCTATTTGTTGTACCATATCATCCCAAATCGGACGTAAAGCTTGACAATGTCCACACCATTCTGCAAATATTAATACTATTGCGATTTTATTGTCTTTAGTATCCTTTTTTATAGTATCTTTATTATCACTTATATCACTTATATCACGATTTTGCATTAATAACCTATAATAAGTATCATACTTAGAGTGATTTTTTTTTAGATTACCTGCCGACATTTTCTTAAAGGCTATTCGTTTATTTGACTTTCGTTTGTTTTTAGCACCCTTATTACGTTGGGTTTTTCTTTTTATTTTTAGTAATTTACTTTTTTTCGTATAAACCATATAGTATATAAAAAGAATTTAAATATTATTCTAAATAAAATCCTCAATAATATATATAACAATATGCAACATATACAATTTTTACTCATTCTATTTTTATTATTAACATTTTTAGCAGGAATGTATTGTACTGTCTATTTAATACCTATTTCTACTGAATCTATGTCTAATGAAAAAGAAGAACAAACGAACAATTGTCCTGATTTATTAATACAAAAAGGTACAACTATTTTATTATACAACACCAAACAAAAATTAATTCCAGGCACAAACCCTATGCCTTTTTATAATTTAGATGAATATATCAATTATTTAGAAATACAGAAAAAGAATGGTATTGATTGTCCTGTTTTGTTTTTACAACAAGAAACCACTACACAAGGTAATGATGTTTATCGTGTTAGACCCAGCCCTTTTGAATTAGAAGGTGGATTACAAACAGTTCCTACTAGTAATACAAAAACGAATGATAATGATTTATATCCTGGATTTGATTCTCATGGTCAAAATCAAGGTATACGTTCCTTTTTAGATGATATTCATGATTCCACTATGAATGCGAACCATAGTGATAATCCAATGGACCCAAATTGGGGAGGCGTTACACATACACAAAAAATGATTGAAAGTGGTAAATATGATGAAAATCAAATATCAAAACCTAGTTTATTTAATCCCAAGGTAAGTTATAATCCTTCTGTATCGGGGTTATTACCACCAGCTCGTGATATTTTAGAGTAAATATAATAAAAGTGATATCCATTTTATTATATTTCTGCACTAAAAAGTAAATATTTTTTTATATTATCTATTATTGTTTTAGATATTTTTCGTTTTTTTCCATTTGTTTCTATTTGCATATTATCCAATCCACTAGGGTCAGCCTTCATTGTTGATATAAAATCAGGAAAATCTTTGAAATTTTTCATTATTGTTATGGCTGTAATTGAACTGATTCCAGGAATTTGGCACAATATAATTTCACCAATATTTTCCCGAGTTATATTGTCTTTTTTTGTCTTTTTCACAAAATTACAATAATTTTGAGCATCTGGATTTGCTTTAAAAACATTAGTTTCACTTTTTTCAATCGACTCTTCCTCTGTATTTTCTTTTTCATTAAAAATACAATGAAAGGGGGCGGTTAAATAGTATGGAACTATGCCTTTTATAAAATTTCTCTCTATTTTCATAGCCATAAACAATAACCATTCTGCACTATCTATTACACTTGATGTTCTATGAACAGAAAATCCTTTGAAATATTGTAAACTTGTTGTTGTAGAATACAATAATTTTTTCTGTGTTTTATCTAATTGAGAAACGATTCCTTCTAACAAATATATTATAGAATGTGGCGGCATATTAGTAGTATGTAATAATCGATGGGATTGTTCATCATACCGTCCATCTTTTATTGATGCGAATAAATCTCCGAACGTTTTTCGTTCTATGACCATAACCTCCTTATTATCATCTGTTTTTAGAATAATATCTCCAATTGGTAATACTTCCTTTATTAATTCAACACAAATTGCTTTTTCTTGAGATAATATTAAAGAGTAACATTTCTCATATAGTGCAGTTTCGCGCTCATCTATAATTAACTTCATATTAATAAATTAAATTAAGGTTTTCATATATTCTTTTTTTGATAAATATAAAATTGAATAATATAAATACATTTTATCGATTATAAATAAATATGATGGACGACGACATTCGAGTTGAAAAGAATAGTAATGGTATTGAAACATATATTTTTGACCCATATAATCCAGTAAACATTCCAATAACGGAAGATGATATTAAAGGAATATTAAGGCGATATAGTATTAATATTCCGATCTTTAATTATGAATTATATAAACGAGCATTTATTCATCGCTCATATATTCGGCGTCCAAATTTAGAAAATGAAGCAAATAATATAGTCATTGTTGAAAAGCCCAACGATTGTTTACCTTTATATACAAAGTCGAATGAACGTTTAGAATTTGTCGGCGATGGTGTTTTAGAATGCATTACCAAATTTTATCTATATCGTCGTTTTCCCAAAGAAAATGAAGGCTTTATGACGGAAAAGAAAATCGCATTGGTTAAAAATGAATCTATTGGGCGAATGGCTTATGAAATGGGAATGCATAAATGGTTAATTTTATCAAAACATGCCGAAGGAAAACAAATTCGAACAAACTTAAAAAAGTTGGGCTGCTTATTTGAATCGTTTATTGGTGCTATGTTCTTAGATTATAATAAAATTAAGGTAGAAGATGCGGATAAATGGTTTGAAACCATATTTGTAACCGGTCCTGGATTTCAAATTGTACAAAAATTTGTTGAAACCGTATTTGAAAAACATGTTGACTGGATTAATTTAATTAGAAATGATGATAATTATAAAAATATTTTGCAAGTAAAAATACAAAAAGAATTCAAGGTAACACCCGATTATATGGAAATTGAAGAGCATGACTCGGATGTTGGATACAGAACTGGTGTATATTTATGTTTGGGACAACCTATTCACTGCGTAAAACCGGAACAAGCAATTCCTATTAAAAATTTCAAAACATATAATGATATTCATCAATACATGTCTCAACATAATAAAATATTTGTATTTTTAGGAGAAGGAACACATAAAATTAAGAAAAAGGCAGAACAAACATCTTGCGAAGAAGCATTACAAGCATTAAATAATTTCTAATTATATAAAAATGGATGATTATTTTAAACGTATCCTACTTTTTTTAATTGGATGTATTGGCTTTCGTTTTGCTCTTGTTTTTATTGCGAAAAATATTAATATTGATTACTTACCTTTAATGGGTTATCTAGCTTTACTACCCGCTATTGGATTTACTTATATATTTATGAATGACCTTAGAAAAACAGGATTAGAAGTATTTGGAGATAGGATTTGGTGGAACTTTTTACGACCGATTCATGCTATATTATATTTCTTATTTGCTTATAATGCGATTAATTCAAATCGGAAATCATGGGTATATCTTTTTATGGATGTTTTGATTGGATTGAATAGTTTTTTAATTTATCATATTGCACTTAAAAATTAATAATATATAATCTTTTTATTTTATATATGATTAATTTTAATAGTCAAATTAAATTCACCCCTGTTCCTATAAATACTAGTATTTTTAGAGGAGATAGTAATAATTATAACAATTTAGAACAAGATATTTTAGAAGGTAAATTTAAATATTTTTTAAATCAACCAGATGATGCTGTCGATGAACAATACGGCGTTATGCATGAATTTAATACTACCAAAAATTTATTATTAATTCGTTTAGATGATAAAGATACTCAAACATATTTATATGAAATTGCTGATGAAAATATTCAAACTATTTTGAAAATAAACTTTGGTTATGAAAACAATTTACGAGACACAGATAGAGAACCTGATGCAAAAATTGCTAGTTTTCTATGTGAGTTAGGTTATGATGGATATTTAACCGATACGATGAAAACCGAGGGCGATGGTTCATTTCATCGGGAAATAGTCATTTGTAATCCTATTGAAAAGGTTGAATACGTCAAACAAATTACCGATGATGCACGTGCTGAAACATTAAAACAAGAATGGAAATTAAAACAAATGGAACTTCAAGATAAAGAAAATCGTAAGAAAAAACCACAAAGAAATAGATTTCAAGACGATGAAACAAATGTTCCTAAGCCCGGTATTTTTAGCAATTTATTTGGTAATGATGATGGGTATGAAACCTCTGGTGGAAAAAAACATAATAAAAGTAAAAAGAATAGGAAAAAACGTTCAAAAAAATGGGTTCGTTATAATAAGCGTAATACAAAACGTAAATATGGAAAAAAATATTAGAAAATTGATTAATTTATATTCATTTATTATAAATATAAATAAAAATGGAAGAATGGTCTTTTAATAAAAATAGAATGCTTTCACTTATAGAAACAAACGCTAACCCAAAAATGACGTATTATGTTTGTTGCTGTTTTAAACGAAAAAAGTATAAGAATGAAGTTTTAGATACGGATAATACTCTTACTGAAGATTTAATGTATGTTGAAAATCCGTTGAATTATGATAATAATGATTCACAAGCTTCAACTATTACTTCATAATTTGAATTTTGGAATACATGTATTATTGTTTGTATCACACTCGGGCTTATCTAATGTACAATCTATATCGGATTCACATTTTTTTTAATGCAACCTTTTTAGATTTTCGTGTTTTGTTCCCACCCTTTTTCTTTGAACGTTTTTTTCTTTGCGTTTTTCCTCCAAAATATTCTTTTAGTATTTTGTGTGTTAAATCTCCAGGCATTTTTTTCTTGTCCATAACACGACCCAATTGTAATCGTTTATCTTGTTTTCCCAAATGAATTGGAATTTGTTGTTCAATTGCATAATTTTTTAATATTTTTGCTATTTCTGGATTTGTAGCATCTTCTATCACATTTTCATTATCTTTACCAAAAACAGTATAATTAAAATCTAGTTTACCCTTTCTTTGCTCAAGCATAAGTTTAATCATGGGTATGTCTTCATTTAGCACCGCATATCCAATAGCAGTTACACCACTTTCGGTTGTAGCATTTATATCAACACCTAGACTGAGAAGGTACTTTACTGCAGGTACGTTCCCCCATTCGGCTGCTTCTATTAATGGGGTCTTACTATTAAATCTTTCTTCTACGCTTGCACCAAAAGTAAATAAATGTTTTAATATTGTAGATGGTTCAATATGTCTTGCTGCATATATAATAGCGGGAATTTCTTGAGGTTCAGGTAAATATTTATGTTCATCTAGAACTGTTATATTTGGATTTGCCCCTTCTTCTAAATATTTTTTCACATGCATTGGTGATTCTTCTTCAATCGCAAGTACAAGATATTCGTCAATACTATTTGGGTCTTCTTCTTCCTCAATATTATTTTGTTCGACGACACAACGGCCAGGTTTTGAACATCCGACTCCCTTACCCTTTTGTTTTTTTGAACGAGTTTTTATGTTTTTTTTTGTTAAACCCATTATATATTATATATTATATCTAAACATTTTTATAACTATGAATGTAAATTATTATTTATACAATTGTAATTTAAATCATGATATTGAAAATAATATAGGAGAAATCAAAATACCTGAATTTACCATGGAACATATCATTGCGATTGATGAAAATTACAAAAAATATTTTGAACAACTTGGTCAATTCGATTATCAATACCAAAATAGCTCAGTTGACCAACAAGTTGTACAAATGTTGAATGAACTTGAAATAAATGAATTGTATATGGAACATGTGAATAACATAAACATATTAGTAATCCGTATGAATGAATATAATACAATACATCATACTCCTATATCGAAACATAAATTAACAGTAGAAGAAAAAATGCAAGAATATATGTTTATACGGTCAAAACAAATTCAAAAGTATTTTGGAGATATATTACCTATTATACAGAAAGATGAAGATAATTTGATTCAAATTATGAATATCAGTGAAATAAAATATTCAAATACTTTATGAAAATTAAATATAAGAATTTACAGTTACTTGTTAAATTTAGTCGAATACATAAAAATATAGCTAAATATAAGTTACAACCTAAATCTATTGTACCATATACACCGATTACAAGCAGTATTGTTTTGTATACACATTTGAATAATGAAAATAGGACTATTTCAATATGAATAAGTTACAATAAATAAATCAAGAAAATTAAAAACACTTATTGTTCAGGTTGTTGATTATTTTGATTGTTCACATTTTAAGTAATTCTTTGTTTTCACCCAAGTCTTCAAATTTGCCCCCTTTCGATAAAAATAATAAAAAAAATGTTTTTTTTATTATTTGGTTAATGTTAATTAAATTTTTTAATTGAAATGTGGTATTTTTCTTCATTAACAAATAAATTAAAACACTTACTATTATAATCTCCACGTTCTATAGTAATTTTGTTTATATCCCAAATACTATTAGTTTTTGGTTCGGGATAATGAGTTATATATAGTTCAGTAAATATTTTTATATTTAATGGGTCTAACACACCAATTTCATTTGATTGTAAATAATTTGATAATATTTTTTTTCTTTGAGTTTTATTTTTTGCAGTTAAAGCCGGTTTTAATGTAGTTCCGCTATTTATTATTTGTTGTTCTTTATTATCAATATCAATATGATTATTTGTATCATTATGATACCATTTTATGACGTGTGGTATGAAATTATATAATTTTATATTGGACCATTTTCCATTTATAAATGATTTGCCGTTACAAGTTAATTTAATAATTTGATTAGATATAGGATGTGTGATATTATATATGTTTGAACCTGCTGTATCTTGTATTGTATATTTTATTTGATTTTGTATAAATTTACATTCTAAAATTGTGTGTTGTGATACATAATTCATAAATGAGAATTCCTCACCATATAATGGTTTACATAAAATACTATTATTTTCTATGGTATTTAACATAGTCTTTATATTTTCTTTTTCTTTTTCTTGAATACATTTATATAAGTTATTAATTAAATTTATAGATTCAATACAACAACTAATAATATTAAAATCATCATAATTACTATACCATTTAATTAAATCATCCCATATTAATCTATATGATTTATTTTTATACATAAATTGAGAATACGGTTTGATACTAATAAGATCACGTGTAATTTTATTTATTATTATGAATTCTTTATCATCAATATTGGAATACTCTATATTATGTCTTATTAATTTAATTTCAACTTCATCACAAATATTTTGTATAGGTATTGTAAATTTAGTTTCATCTTTACCATCATTAATTTGCCAATGTTCATTGTGCTTATTATATTCTTGAACTTCTTCTAATTTTTGTTTTAATTCTGGAAGTTTAAGTGCATTCCGTTCTTGAACTTGTGAAATTTGTTTATTTATTTTGTTTCTTAATTCGTTTTTTTCTTTATCAATACATTCTTCGCATTTTTCATTTCTTATACAAGGTATTTTTAAAGATGAACCAGCGTTTTCATTTACTGTATTAATAAATGATATAGCATCAATTTCAAACCAAGGTTCTGGTCTATTTTCACTGCGGGTTTTATGTGTATGATATATCTCAAATATGCAGAATAATTCACCATCCTGAATATAAGCAACATCTGCTTTGTAATTGTTTCCATTATATTTAAAAGGGTATTCTTTACCATTTTTATCTGGATAAATTAGAGAATTTACATCTACTTCTGGAATTTCTTCAAATTCTTCATTCTTTTTACAGCAACAACAATTTCTAATAAATGCAATTGGAATTTTTCTTTCCAATAAAGTTTTCAATAACATTTTTGCATCTTTATGAATTTGTGTTTCACCCGGATGATTATAATAATTACAAGGATTATCACTTCTTTTATGAGCGAAATGATAACGTAAAACTTGCCCTTGTCTTGGAAATACACTCTTACCACAACAAGGACAAATATATTCGTCCGTTTTATTTGCTATTTTAGGATAAACATATTCACCAGTAATTTTGTTAATTGCACCAAGAGATAATATGTTCGACATTCTATTATATTATACGACGTTATAATTTAAATGGTATTTAAATATTTTAGTTTATTACCATAACTGGTAATGTATATGAATTTTTCAATTTTTCAATTTTATATTTTCACCCAAGTCTTCAAAATTGCCCCCTTTCGATAAATTATCACTCGCTCATAACGGTCAATACTCGTTATTAGCGTTTTCAATTTGATTTTCATATACTTTTCGAGTATTTACTGAATTACAATAAATTCCGTCACTTCGTTATATTCATACCAAAATAGAATTATCTGTGTTTGCGATTTCCTTTTGTAGGAATCTGTTGGCTTTTTGTTCCCGTGCGTCAGGGTTTTATGTACTTCTTCGCACCATATTCCACCTGTTGACGATAACGTCTTGATTTTTCATTTTTGTTATGATTATTGTTATATGACGTCTCTTCGTACGGCGTTAAAAAGTCAGAAATATCTAATTCAGATACATTTATAGAAGAATTCTCCATATTATTATAATTTACAGAAAAATATCTATATCCTTTTCGTATTGTATTTTATTCAATCTTCATCTGATAACGATGGGAGGTTCGTATAGTGAAAATATTGTTTTGCTCTTCTTCTTGGGTCAAATCAAACCTACATCACATAATAGTATAGTCTAAATAGTTATATGTAAAATTCAGTCTCGTCTATGTAGTTATAAACAAACACGATAAAGTCTTTACACACTTCAAGGTAACCACAAAAATCTCTATTATTATTCATGATTTATTTATAAATATATAATTAATCTAAAAATAATGGTTATTATATTTTATAACAATATAATATAATAAAATGGATAATATACCTTTTCAACCTTTAGACATATTAGAAAATAAACCTATACCTAAAAAAATGGAAGAAATCCGTATTGGTATTAAAAAGGAATTAAATGAAGAAGAAAAGATAATTGAAGAAGAAAAATCCGAAAAACCTGAATTAGAAGAAGAAATATCTGAACTTGCTCCGCGTGTAAAAACCAAAATTGTCGATAAACGCAGAACCAGCAATATTGATAGAGATGAAATATTAAACCGTATACGTGGCCAATTATCAGTATCCGTATTAGACCCCTCTTTAAAACCCGCTCAACCCAAAGAACAACCTTCTATAAACAGACCGGTTAAAACTGATAAACGAATTGTTATTCAAAAGAAAATAGAAGAACCTATCGTTGAAGAAGAGGAAGGTGAAGAAGAAACAAAACAAGATGAAGGAGAAAAACCAGACGAAGATGAAGAAGAAATACCAGAAAAAAAAATAGAAACAAAACCAGTTATTACAACTGTTCCTGATGTAGATTTAACAGCTGTTGCGATTAATGGTCAAAATGTTATTGAAAGACTCCCATCTGATAGAGAAAAAGTGATTGTAAAAGCGCCCAGTTATTATATGAATAATCGTAAAATTTTCATTCAAAAATTAACAGAAATGTTCAAACCTTATCGCAAAAGTATGTTAGATGTTGATAATAATATATCTTGTGATCAACAAAGACAAAATACCGATTTTGATCTATTAACTCATCAAAAAATTGTCCGAGACTACTTGAATTTATATACACCTTATCGTGGCGTTTTATTATATCACGGTTTAGGTTCGGGTAAAACTTGTTCGTCGATTGCACTTGCAGAAGGCATGAAGAGTGATAAACCAGTATTTGTATTAACACCCGCCTCATTAAAAATGAATTTCTTTAGTGAAATGAAAAAATGCGGCGATGAATTGTACAAAAAGAACCAATTTTGGGAATTCGTTTCTACTGAAGGGAAACCCGAATATTTACCTATACTAGCAAAAGCTCTTTCCGTTCCTGCCGATTATGTTAAAAAACACAAGGGTGCTTGGTTAGTAAATATCAAAAAAGAACCAAATTTCACTGATTTAGATACTGAAGAGCAAAATCAAATTGATGAACAATTAAATCACATGATTCGCAGTAAATATACAGATATTAATTACAATGGTTTAAATGCGAATAAAATGGACAAATTAACAGAAAATTACAGCAAAAATCCGTTTGATAATGCAGTCGTGATAATTGACGAAGCACATAATTTCGTAAGTCGTATTGTGAATAAAATGAAAAGTAAAAAATCAATTGCTTACAATTTGTATGAATATTTAATGAGTGCTAATAATGCTCGTATTATTTTATTAACTGGAACACCTATTATCAACTACCCTAACGAAATTGGTATATTATATAATATTTTACGCGGTTACATTAAATCGTGGACTATTCCAATCACCTGGGATAAAGCAGATAAATTAAATCTCAATACTATTCTTACAACTCTTGATAAAGGCAATTTAAAAACACACGATTATGTTAATTTCAGCGACAATAAACTTCAAATTACAAGAAATCCCTTTGGATTTATTAATGTTAAGAAACGTGGAGTAGCGAAAGGAACTCGTCGTAAAATAAAAGGTGGTAGAAATAAAACTGCGAAAAAATTATCATTTGAAAGCGAACCTATCAGCCAAGAAGAAAGTATTGAATATGCTTCTCGCATTGGACCCAATCAACACTTTGATTTATATAAAGGAGGTGATAGTGAAATGATAGATAAATATAATGGTGTGAAATTAGATAATGCAGGTAATATTAGCGATGACCAATTTATTCAAATGGTTGTGAAAATATTACAAAAAAATAATATGAAAATCAATGAAAAAAACATCACAGAAACTCAATTCAAAGCATTACCTGATGATAAAGATAACTTCTTACAATATTTTGTAAATATTGAAGATGGTATTACCAAAGATTTAAAATTATTCCAACGAAGAATATTGGGATTAACTTCTTACTTCAGAAGTGCACAAGAAGACTTATTACCATCCTATGTAGAAACAGAAACCGGAAAAACATATCATATAGTAAAAGCAGAAATGTCTGACCATCAATTTGGAATTTATCAAAAAATTCGTCATCAAGAACGTGAAAAAGAGAAAAAAGCAAAAACAGCAAAAAGAATGGGCAAAGATGATGATTTATTTTCTATGGCTTCTTCATATCGTATTTTCTCAAGAGCATGTTGTAATTTCGCATTCCCTAATGATATTGACCGTCCTGAACCAAATTTAAAAGCAAATCAAGAAATAGATGAAAATACATTGGATGTAATTCCTGAAAAAGAAGCTGCAGATTCGCCAATAGAAGATAATGAATTAGTTAAATATGAAACACGCATTGAACGTGCTATGAATGAATTAAATAAAAATGATTCAAATGGAAACAAAGAATATTTAAACAAACGGGCTTTAATGACTTATAGTCCCAAATTTACTCAAATATTAGAAAATTTATTATCACCCGAAAATAAAGGATTACACTTATTATATAGTCATTTTAGAACCATTGAAGGTATCGGTGTTATTCGTCTTATTTTATTAGCAAATGGATTTTCTGAATTCAAAATTGAAAAAAATAATGATACATGGGAACTAGTCGAAGAAGATGATGATATAGAAAAACCTAAATTTGTTTTATATACAGGTACCGAAAGTATTGAAGAAAAAGAAATAATTAGAAATGTATACAATGGTAATTGGGATTATGTTCCTGCTTCCATTTCAAGCAAATTGATGCAAAGAGCAGAAAACAATAATATGGGCGAAGTTATCAAAATATTGATGATTACTTCTTCCGGTGCTGAAGGTATTAATTTAAAGAATACTCGTTTTGTTCATATTGTAGAACCTTATTGGCACATGGTACGTGTTGAACAAGTGGTTGGACGTGCTCGTCGTATTTGTAGTCATCAAGACTTACCGCCAGATATGAGAAATGTAAAAGTGTTTTTATATGTTTCAACCTTATCTGATGCTCAAAGAACTGATAAAAATAATAATGAATTAATCAATCGAGATATTAGTCGTATTGATAAAAAGACAACAGTAACTACCGATGAAAACTTATATGAAATATCTAGTATAAAACAAAAAATCAATAACCAATTTTTACATGCAGTTAAAGAATCTGCGGTTGATTGTAATTTATATTCTGCAAGTGCTAATAAAAAAGGGGAACAAATGGTATGTTATGGTCACGGAAAGGTCGACACCAATGCTTTCTCTTCACATCCTTCGTTAGAAGTTGATGCGAATATTAAAGACGACTTAAATATAAAGAAAGTAACCTGGAAAACACAAAAAATAACATATAATAACAAAGATTATGTCTTAAATTTAAATACAAATGAAGTATACAATTTTGAAAGTTATCAAAATGCTGTTCAAACTGGGAATCAACCCATGGTAGAAGGCTATTTAGTGAACAATAAAATCGAATTTATGTAAATAATTATTATATTTGTAATAATAATTATTATTTTAACCAAAACGTTTCACGACAGCTACTCCTACTAATTTATAGTAATAAGAATCATCTTCATCGACTGCCTTAAAGTCTTCATTGTTATTAAAAAGAATATCAACACATGGCTTCACTGTTTGGCCTTGTTTATTTTTATACGAAGCAGTTGAATTTATTTTCATAATTTTACGATTTTCAACAGCATTACCGTTTAAAGTTGCTGGAACATTCCCTTCAGCATCAACGTATATTGTAATGTTAACACCTGAATATTGACCAGTTTTTAATAAATTAGTTACCTCAGTATTAATTTGAGAATATGTCTGTGTATTCAATTGAGTAGTCATAATATATATATTACTAAAAGATATTTTTATAATAATTCCTAAATAATAAAGTTAAATTGATTGCCCTTCGATTAATATATTTTTATTAAATATTATATAAAAACAAATAGACACCATAATATATTAAAATATGAACGAAGCGAATAATGTATTAACTATTAAAACTGTTCAAATACAACCTATTCGTAACATGATTACTGCGATTAAGGATATATTAACTGATGCTACTATTACTTTTACTAAACAAGGATTTAAAATAATTAATTTTGATAAAACTCATACAATTTTAGTAAATGTATTTCTTCAATCTCATAAATTCGAACAATACACAATTGAACCTGAAAAAATCATTGTATGTGCTAATACTTTACACTTATTTAAAGTAATTTCTACCATGTCAAATGATGATATGTTATCTATGTATATTGATAAAGAAGACTATCATGAAGGGATTGTATCTCATTTAGGATTACAATATGATAATGGTGATATTAAACAATGTTATAGCCAAAAATTGCGCCTTATTGACCCCGATATGGAAGAATTAATTGTACCAGAAGTTGAATATGAAACAGTCATTAATTTACCTACTTCTGATTTCCAAAAAATTATTCGTGATTTAAATGGTATATCAGACCGGATTGAAATCAAATCTGTAGGTAATGACTTAATTTTTTCATGTGACGGGAATTTCGCAAGTTCGCGTATTTTCAGATCAGAATCTGAAGGTAATATGAATTTTATTCAAAAGGCGGACCCGGCTGTTATTATTCAAGGCGAATTCTCACTTAAAAGTTTAAGCCACTTTATAAAATGCACTCCACTATGCAGCCATTTGGAAATGTACCTAGGCAATGATTTACCTTTAATTGTAAAATATGACGTTGCTTCACTTGGTGAAATTAAATTATGTCTTGCTTCTTTACCACCTTCTTAAATTAAAAAATATTTACTAATTATTATCTAAATCAAATAATAATTATTTTTTTATTGTTTACGTTTACCGAACCTGTCGTATCTGTTTTTTCTATATCTTTTATTTTCGCATAAATTATTTCTACATTTTTATCACTCTTTTTCTTTGAATTTTGTTTACATAATACTGCTCCTTGTGTAATAATTTGTTTCATTTGTTTTTTATCATATTTTCTATTTTCATCTATACATGCTATTATATGTGTGGATGGAGCGTTATTTAAATGAAACCAAATATCATTCTCATTTGCATCATCTATTATATCAAAATTATCTTCAGCATTTTTACCAATACAATATTCAATATTTTCCTGCAATGCTTGAATAAATCTTTCTTCTATCTTCATTATTATTTATTATAATATGTTTATAAATAATAATTCAATCAATTTTATAACGTATATTTACTATTTACATTACATCACATTCACATGGATATCCGTCTGCGGCATATCCAATACAACAAGCTGCAAACCCTGTACCACAATCTCCACAATTTGAACCGGCTTGACCTGAACCACCTTCTTGTAAATGACAATCACAATGATAACCGTCTACAGCAAAACCTAGACAACAACCTTGATAAGCAGTACCACATGTTCCACAATTTGCTGATCTTAATTTATTTTGTTTATACATATCAACTGCTATTTTTACTGGACCAAAACCATGTTCTTGAGTATTTTCATATAAATAACCCATATCTAAGCAAGGTGTATTTGTGGTAGCCTTTGTTAATTTGGGTTCCAATAAATGATATTTATTATAATCTTCGGGTTTAATACAACTTTCACCACAATGATCTTTTGATAATATAGGAATACTATAATATTTATCTTGTCCTTCAGGACAAGTATCACAACATTTTCCAGTTGAAAAATACTTATCATGTAATCCGGATGGACATTCTAACAAATTGTTTTTCTTACAAATATCAGGAATTGCGAACATTTCATGAAATTCCTTTCCTTCGTCAGTTCCTAAATCATATCCTTTATAATTACGAAATTCAACAGCATACCATGGCGAACCCATAGCACGACTAGCCCATTGTATTAATTGTACTCCATTTACACAATCATCACAATCAATTGTATATGCTTTCCATTCTTGAGACAAAATATCTTTAACAGTCCAAGACCAACTCCATTCATCAACAAATATTTCTTCACCAAAATTAGTAATATTAGTTCTTTGGTATGAAACTTCTACCTTCTTATTCGGATTTGAATAATGTACATTTGGAATTTGGAATTCAACTTGATTACTATCTTGGGGTTCATAACAACAATTAACTGCATCACAACCTAAAAGATATCTTTTTCCATCATAACTATTTGGAACATAAATTAATCGTTGGCAGTCGGTATAATTACTCCACATAGCACTTGGATTATCGGGAGTAGGTGTTGATATAAAATTATATGATTCTATGCCTTTTCCATTTCCCGGCGAACCTGGCTCAATAGTTTCGGCTGACCACATACTTGGTAATGTGGGATGGTCATCTCCTGTTTTAGAAGATGATACTAAACTTACGGCAACAGCGATCAATACAAAAACAAAATTCATTCTTATATTTATATAATAAAATATACTTATATCTTTTTATATAATATTTATTTAAAACTCTGGTTCATGTTTTTTAAACAAACATCCTTGTGTTTGCAAATTAGGTATGCTTGCTATAATCGTAGGATCTTGATATTTCGCAACATTAAACCATATTTTTAAAATACAAAAATTCTTTTTGGGTGAAATGGTTATTCCATTTATATGTGTATTTGCTTCTTTATCCTTACAAATAGTTTCACCGCATAACATACAAAATAAATTTCTCCATACATCTGGAACAAATTTATTCAATATTTTATATGAAAAACAACCTCCGTCTCTGTTTTGTGGGTCTTCCCACATTGGCGTAATCCCTTTCCTCATTACAAATAACATACAATTTTTGATTATATTATCATGGATGCTTTTATTTAACGAAATAACATCGTTTACTGTATTTATATTTTCCATTATTACCGTATAACCAGATAAATCCCAGTTTTTATCGTGTGGTAAATGGTAATATAAATTCCATTTACCATTCAAAATATGTTCTGTGGAAGGAACGATTACAGTCTCCTCTGTGACTACGCTCATATATTCTATATATATTTTTACTTTTATATTATTATTTATTACTTATTATTTCATATTTATCTTTATGTAATAAAATATAATCTTTCGAAGTTAATGTTATCATATTTATATCATTATCCATTATATGAATTTTATAGTTATGGTTATAAGTTACATTTGTTGGATTATATTCTAAATATCTTTTGATAAATGCGGACGATAATATTTCATTATTTTCATAAAACATGTTTTCATTAATTGTTAATGGTATTTTTTCTTTTAATAATGGGTCTTCATATTCAATTGATAAAAATCGTACCGTACTAGGTGTAAACTTTAAATTCATATTCGTGCAAGTATTCACTTGAATATAATATTTATCGTCTTGTTTAATGGTTATCAAAACAGATATTAAATCATTTTTATTCATATTATTTATAATATTATTGTATTCTATCATTGTTGTTTCTTGGACCGGTTTATTATATTTTTCATAAATTTCATATTTTTCATCCAAAGTATATTCAATATTTTTATTTACAGTATTTATCATATTATTCAAAACACTTATATTATACCAATCTGGTTCGTCAGGTTCTAATTGATAACCATAAATAAAAGAATGGAATTGTGTATAATGATTAATTATTATATCCATTGCTTCACGGAATAATTCGTCATTTTCATATTTTTCTTTGTAAAATATATTCCAATTATAAATAAAATCTGTATACATTGTAAATAATTTTATAGACATTCCGGTTAATTCTTCTTTCGATTGTTTTAATAAGTTATTTTGTTGAGCAAATAATAGCTCAATAAATGGATATAAAAATGATATAAATAAAAAATGTTGAATATATTCAAACATTATTTCTATTATTTCTATTGTTGTATTTATATATTTTTATCAAAATATTATTATTATTCCTTTGAACAATTAAAATGCAGATTTTAAGGCAGGTAATTTTTTAGTTTTCGCATCGCTCGGCTACTCCACACGATTCTCGGAAACACGCCGATAATCCACGTTGCTCGGCAACTCTCTGTCACGCCAGTAGTAGTCATCGTGTTGATGCTCCATAGCGTGTTCGTCGGTGTACTCAGGTGCCTCGCTGTCGTGCATGGGGCCGTGTGCGGTGTAGTAGGCGCTCTTCTCCTGGTCATTCATGAAGAAGAAGTCGATGACTGTGTCCTTGGTCTGCTTCCACAACCATTCGGTCAATACTCGGTCGGACTCGCTTTCATATGGACATAAGAACATCATCATAATGATGCGGTGCTTGGACTGCCTCTGCAACGTCGCCCTGAACTTTTCGTATGCAGCGGCCTTCTCTTCTTCTGCAGCCTTTGCCGCCGCAGCAGCAGCAGCAGCTTCGGCAGCAGCATTGGCCGCAGCAGCAGCCTTTTCAGCAGCCTTTTCAGCAGCCTTTTCAGCAGCCTTTTCAGCAGCCTTTTCAGCAGCCTTTTCAGCAGCCTTTTCAGCAGCATCCTTTTCATTAGCGGCCTCTTCAGCAGCGGCCTCACGCTCGATTAGGCTTGCTAATTGAGCCCCCCAGATATGATGCCGCGGGATTTCTTTCATATTGAGTATTCTGCGGTCTTCATCATTGAGTTCACTGCGTTCTTCTTCTCGGCTGCGGATTAGGCTTCCTAATTTATCCCCTTCCATTATAATGTTTTTTAACGTCAAATTAATATTACGGTCAAAATTACTTATGGGCAACCATGCTTCGAAGCGTACACGAGCCGACAATACCGGACATGTGTGGATATCGTGACCCACCTGTAGACATTGGGGGCACGGGTCTTCCTTCGCCTTAGGGGCGATGACAGGTTGCGTTTGGTCGGATACGGACATACTATTAATCGATATAGTTATAAATATAATGCAATAATTTATAAGTGTTTTTTATTTTCAATTTTTTTAAAAAATGCAAATGCCGAGAACACTTTTTTAAAAAATGCAAATGCCGAGAACATTTTTTTAAAAAAATGAATAAAATCTCATTGAAATGTGAATAGCAACTCAAAACACATATATTAATTATGTCTACTTTATTTAATACTTTAACCGACCCTAAAAGATACGTTTCTTTGATAGAAAGGGAATTGCAGAAAAACAGATTGGCTCCCCCATCTGAAAAAAAAGATTTTATGAAATTTATTCCCTTTCTTCCCGCCGAATTGAGACGAGAAATATTTAAATGCATTGATTTCGAAACGCGCATTTCTATGATGCTAGAAAAACGACCTTACCTAGTTCGCGGTCCAGAACGTTTACCAGAAGAAACCTTAAATGAAAATAAAAAAAACCCTTTCCACTCTTTATTTAGTGGAACAGACATGGCTAAGATCTATCTAAATGGATTTATAAAACAAATTTTTGAATATAACCAACAAACACGACGTTGGGGTTTAAAATCAGAAGCAAAAGAACTATTTCCATTTGATAATATTATCACTATTTCAGGCGGCAGTCAAAGCGTTAATTTACGGGCGGGAACTCGAAACGTCCTGTATAATAATACAGCGCATTCAGTATTAGATGTATTTCGTAAAAAGTATCCTGTTAATAACAACTCTATATCCGCCACACAGAGAGAAGTTTCGAGTGTTCCTATATGCGCATTATCTTTATTGCTAAAAACAAACTACAATTTAGAAATTGATTACTATCTTCGAAAAAAAGGATTTCAGTTCATCATAGCAATCGATTGTTATATTCAAAATAAATATGAACAAGCACGGATAAGAAGAGCAAATGCTAGAAGAGAAAGGCAACTACTAAACGAAAAATTGCTTATGCTAAATGCTGAACGAGAAACGAGGGTGTATAACAAACTTAAAGAACAGGCAGACAAGAAAGCCACTGCTATTGCGAGAGAAGCCGCAACTGCTACTGCAAATGCAGAAAAGAGAGCCGCTATTATTGCGAGAAAAGCTGCTATTGCTACTGCAAAGGCAGAAAAGAAAGCCACTGCTATTGCGAAGAAACTCGCTATTGCTACTGCAAAGGCAGAAAAGAGAGCCACTGCTATTGCGAAGAAACTCGCTATTGCTACTGCAAAGGAAGTTCGCAATAACGAATATTACCTTAACCAAATAATGGGGTTTGGAAGACTTAATTTGTAAAATAATAACTAAAAACTAAAAATATGAAGGTATTCTTCATATTTTTTAATTGCATTCTTGAAAAATAAATTTAGACAAAATCTGATTATAATCTTATATTATTATATTATTATATTATAAGATGCCCAAAGTAGATATTGATTATTCAAATACAATATTTTACAAGATTTATTGTAAAAATCCAAGCGTTGATGATATTTATATTGGTCATACTACTAATTTTGTTCAACGCAAACATACACACAAGCAATCGTGTTTAAATAATAAAAGTAAGAATCATAATTGTAAATTGTATAAGGTTATACGTGAAAACGACGGTTGGAAAAATTGGAATATGGAAATTATTGCATTTCATGCATGTGAAGATCATTATTCTGCTCGAAAACTAGAACAGAATTACTTTGAAGAATATAAAGCATCTTTAAACAGTATACAACCTTTACCAAAACCAAAACCACAGCCAATACCAATCCCAAAAGAAGAAAAGATTATACGAACATGTGAATCATGTAATGTTTCATTTTCTACAATAACCCAACAAGAAATACACAACAAAACAAATAAACATATAAAAAAATTAAAAATGATTTACGATAATATGGGAAATACAAATAGAATACACAATAAACCTTCCCAAAAACTTCCTAATTTTTCTTGTGAAAAATGTAAATTTAGTTGCAGCAAAAACCAAGACTATCAACGCCATTTACTAACACGAAAACATACAATGATTACAAATGATTACAATATAACTCCAAAAAACTCCCAATCGTATAGTTGTGAATGTGGTAAAATGTATTCACATAGACAAGGGTTATATGCACATAAAAAGAAATGCAATTTTAAAAAAGGAATTCAAGAAACTGATAATGAAAAAAATGAACAACATATTGATGACTTATCTTATAAAAATATGTTTATTGAATTAATGAAACAAAATCGAGAATTACAAAATTATTTATTACTGAATAAATAAAATATTATTAATTATGTTTACTGTCTATCATTATAAAATATATAATAATAGGCTAAAAATGTTTATTTCAGAAATTTTAAAATGCACGTTTTTTTAAGAAAAAAAGTCACAGGTTTTTTTAAAAATGGACATTTATTTTTGTCCATTTTTATATTATAGAAGAACGTTTTTGTTTTCAACAAACACACTTTTTGGATTTTGCCTGAAAACGCTTTAAATACAAAAAAAATAATTTTGATTTGTTATTGAAATTTTTTATTATTTATTATAAAAGTATTTAGGCATTTTTTATCTTCGTATAATATACGAAGATATGACGAACGAAAAAATGCCGAAAAATGCCGAAATATATTCATGTGAAAAGTGCAACTTTAGTTGCAGTAAAAAAAGCAATTATGATAAACATATATTGACTGCAAAACATAAAATACGAACAAATACGAACGAAAAAATGCCGAAAAACCCTAAAGCTAAATCAGAGTATAAATGTACATGTAATAAAGTATTTAAGCATGCATCGTCTTTATGGAACCATAAACAAAAATGTGGATTTATAAAACAGGAAAATGAAATAATAATAAATCAAGATGATGATTCTATAATAAATCAGACAGATACATCAGTAATTTGTAAAGAAAATCAGGAAGATGATATAGGCTATAAAGAAATGTTTTTGGAAATGGTAAAGGAAAACCGTGAATTACATAAAACAATACATGATATGATACCGAAAATAGGTAATAATAACACAATTAATAATACAACTACAAATAATAGTAATAATCAATTTAATATTCAATTATTCTTAAATGAGGATTGTAAAGATGCATTAAATATTACCGATTTTGTCCGTTCATTGGAAGTAAATGTCGGCGATTTAATTCAATACAGGTAAATTAGGTTATGTAGATGGTATCAGTCCGTATATTTGTAAAAGCATTAAAGGATATGGATGTAACAGAACGACCAATCCATTGTACCGATATAAAACGAGAAACAGTATATATAAAAGACGATAGATAAATGGGAAAAAGAGGATGATGACAAAAGTAAAATGAAAGAAAACAATTCGAAATATAGAAAACAAAAATTTGAAAATGCTTCCAAGATGGCAAGAAGAAAATCCCGAACATGTATGAATATGGAATCAAATAAATCAGATGAATTTATGGAATTATCGATAACAGCATTAGGTGGTCAAGAAGATAAAGACAAAGCAGAAAAGAAAATCATGAAGAATATATTAAAAGAAGTAATTATCAACAAATAATAATGTATAAATAATATAAATGGGAACAAAATTGTTTGATCAATATACATATTTACATTTTGGCGTAGGTATTATAACTTATTTTTGGGGAATTACAATTTATACATGGATAATTATTCACACATTATTTGAATTTATAGAAAATACAGAATTAGGAATGTATATAATTAATAATATAATAAAAATATGGCCGGGCGGTAAACCAAAAGCAGATAGTTATATGAATATATTAGGAGATACAATAGGAGCATTATTGGGTTGGTTATCTGCATATCAAGTAGATAAAATAGGTAATAATTATAACTGGTATGATTTACATATGAAGTAACAATTTTATAACTATATTGTATATGTCTGAAAACGAAGAATTAATTAATAATATTAAGTATGATGATGTAATGGATATGTTAGGATTAACACTTCTTATATATGATTATGGTAAATCAATAGACTATGTAAAAGGTGATACATTAGAAAATTTTGTATCAAGAATGAATAGAGAAAAAAACAATATATCAGACTTCAAACAAAACGTAATAACAAATTTAGCCAATAATATAACTGATGGTGAAATTAAAGATTATATAAGTGATCCAGATACTGATTTGCAAGTAGGAATAACAATGAGTAAAAAAAATAAACGTATGACTGTAATATTTCGTGGTAGTGAATCAGCGTATGATTGGTATTACGATTTGAATTTTTTAAAGAAATGTATAAACAAAGAAAAAAATATTTATGTTCACGGAGGATTTTATAAGCAATTAACTGTAAATAAGAATCATGAACAATTAATAAATACTATTAAAAATATATTATTAGATTATCCAGACTATAGTATATATGTTTGTGGTCATAGTTTAGGAGGGGCTTTATCTACATTATTTGGGTATTTATTATCTCAAGAAGTAACACAAGAAGTAACAGTAGTTTCTTTCGCAAGTCCACGTGTAGGTAATCATGGCTGGAAACAAAGCTTTAATGAAACAAAAAATTTAACACATTACAGAATTACTAATTGTAATGATATAGTAACAGCGTTTCCATCCATAATGTATTATCATGTAGGTGATAATATTCGCTTAGAAAGAAAAAAGAAACCGAGTATTTTCTTTAATAATTCTTATAGTTGGTGGGATTATTCAGTATTTAAATGTTATAGTCCCGGAGACCATAGTTGTAGTGAATATTATAAACATTTAATAAATTATAAATGGTAAATAGATAACAAAAGAGGGTAAAACTTCAATAGGGGGTATAGCATGTAGATAAAAAATTGAATAAAAGATTATTATTCATAATAGGTATAACAATATATAATAATATGTCTATCTTTATCAAATCAGCCCGAATTAGTGATCCGATTGCCGACTTTTTCGAAGTAGGTCACGGCACACATATGACTTTATCAAAGATTTTGGCGGGGATAGAAGATTACATTACAGAACACAATCTGATGGATGACGAGCGTAGAGGATTGTATCCTGATGAAAAAATCGAAACCTTGGTTAAATATGTACTTGGAGATGAATATGACTGTGGTTGGATTTCATTATTTGAGTTACATTCTAGTTTAGCCAGACCATTCTATAGAGATGAAAGAATGTATGAATGGGAAGAGGAATATGTCGAAGAATATTCTTATGATGGAGAAGAGTGTTCTCTAACTGCTTATTATCGGAATGTCGCTAGTGGTCTTATAACAAAGGTCTTGCCTGAGTTCCGAACTGAGTTCCGAAATGAGGTCCGAAATGAGGTCCGAAATGAGATTGAGGACCGCAGACGAGGTCTAGATAGTGTATTTTGTAGGTCGCATCTGATTAGTGACGAGATGGCTGACTTTCTTGGTGTAGATTATGGTACAGCGATGCGCCGCACTGACGTAAGCCGGGAGATCTATCGCTACGTCGAGAGGTACAATCTTAAGGACGATAATAATTCTCGTAATTATTTCAACGCAGACTCCACTCTGGCCAAGCTCCTTAACTACTACCCTAACGACAATAATACCCGATTTGGTAAGCTGGGATATTATAATATTCAGAAGTACATCAAACATCATTTCTTACCGCGAAATGCAGTAAAACCGTATGTTTACAATATAAATACTAAGAAAGAGTGTCTCGAATTCTATGCAGATCATTTAATCATGTAAAATAAAAATTTAAAAATATTATCAAAATTGAGGTAACATTGACTTGTTTTTTGCATATACAGATAAAAGAACGTCTATTCTTTAGGAAATGAAGGAGATGTTTTGTTAGCAAATTTATCTATAGAGAAACAAAGAGCCCTTACGTTAAGAATAAACATATTTTTATAGTATTATATTATAAAAATATGGATGAACCAAAGGACGAAATAAATCTGGAAACCTTTTTTTCAGGTGAAATCAAAAATCCTTTTTCATATGATATAAATTTAAATAAATGCGAAAATAATAATAAGTTGTTTGAAGAAGTGAAACAATTGTTTGTAAAAGGATTAATGTACAAAACAAAAGTTGAAAACATAAAAACAGAAAATGAACAAAAAACTATTTTAATAAACAAAGTATCAAATAAAGAGATAGATATTGTAAAACAATACATGTTAAGTGTTGGAATAGAAGTTGTTCATAAAGAATACAATGCAGAAGATAAAGATTATCATATTCGTGGTTTATTGTATGAATTAGAACGAAAATTTAAAAATATTATCAAAATAGATGTAACAATGAATTGGTTTACACAATTAATACATAAAGTTCATATAACATTAGATAAAACAATAGTTAAGATTTCAATAAAATAATAAGAAAACATCCTGAAGCAAATTATTTTTTAAAATTATATAGACCTGAAAAAATAGAAGATTTTTATATTTTTTATAATAAAGAAAATATACCAGACATAATGCATGTTATTTATTTTAAAAGTGCAAATATAGTGGATTATCAATATAGACATAAATTTGCAAGTCCCTTTACGAAACACATAAAATAAAATAATTAAAAAATTGATATGAAAATAATTAAAAATTGATATGAAAATAATTTTAATATAATTAGTATATAAAATATGGCACCTCTTATTATATCGATCGAAGGAAATATTGGTTCGGGTAAATCGACATTATTGAAGAATTTACAAGAAAAATTCCAAGATAAGAATTATGTATTTGTAAAAGAACCCGTAGATTTATGGGAACATGTAACAGATGAGGAGGGAATAACAATATTAGAAAATTTTTATAAAGAACCAACCAAATATTCATTCGCATTTCAAATGATGGCTTTTACAACTCGTATGTCTGTTTTAAAAGAGGCAGTTAGTGAAAATCCAGATGCAGAAGTAATTATATGTGAACGTTCTATAGAAGCAGATAGACATGTATTCGCACAAATGTTATACGATGATAAATTGATGAATAAGATGGAATACAAAATATATACAGATTTAGCGAAAGAATATATAGATGATAATCCAATAGATGCAATAGTATATTTTTATACAACTAGTGAAAAATGTATAGAAAGAATAATAAAACGATCACGAACCGGTGAAAGTAATATAGAATCAGCATATTTAGCAAAGTGTGAAGTATATCATAATAGATGGTTAAGTGGAGATTTAAACAAAGAAGAAGGTCCAAATTGGGAAGGAATAGTAACCGGAAACGAAAGTCCACCAATTTTAAATATTCTTGGAAATCATGATATTGAATATAATTTAAATGATTCAACAAATCAAGGTAGTAAATGGATAAGTTATGTAAATGATTTAATCCATAATTTGCAGCATAATGAAGTTGCACATTTTCCTATAGAATAATAATTTGAAAAATTGAATAAATTATAGAAATAATATAAAGGCAATCGAAAAAAATTAAGAGTAATTAAAATCAAAATGTTGTCTGTTCAGAGTATTAGCAAAGGTCTAATGGAACAAACCTATACATAAACAATGTATAGTTAAGATTTATAGGGGTGAAATGTTAACAAATACATGTGATGTTAAAACATTGATGAAAAAACAAAAATACATCGAACAAAATAAGGAAAATATTCAGAGTACTAACCATTGAAGAATGAAACCCAATTATCAAGGGTGTAAAAAAAATGATTAATATTATATATGATGATAATATTAATTTTTTTTTTCCTGATTTTAAATAACGTATTTGCTAATGAATATAATGAAATGTTAGCGAAAACTGCGTTGAATATTTCTCAATCGACATATTGTTTAGATACAATATCAAATATGGAATGTGCAACATGTTCAGCAGATAATGAATACCAAAGATTAATTAAGCAGGATAACGAGTTGATAATAATCGGATATAATACAATATACAAAACAATATTTGCTAGTTTTCGCGGAAGTGTGAATATTCAAAATTGGATAGATAATATACATGTTTCTCAAATACAGCCTTATAATAATACCGATATAAGTGTAGAAAAAGGATTTTATAATTTATTTACCAATTTAAAAGATGAGGTAATTAAAGAAATACAAGATGTTTCTAAAAAATATAATACACGAGAATTATTGATAACGGGTCATTCATTGGGAGGAGCATTATCAACATTATTAACATTTGAAATGTTATATGTTGAAAATAGTAATATGAATATAAAATTAATAACTTTTGGTAGTCCACGTGTAGGAAATGAATATTTTGTATCTATATTTAATGAATACTCAATTTACTGTAATCGTATAACACATTATTATGATATGGTACCACATATACCCCAAGAATTTTTAAAATATGTTCATGTATCTCAAGAAATATGGTATAACGAAGAAAATAGCGATTATAATGTATGTAATGATAAAGATAATAGAGAAGACCCGTATTGTTCAGATTCTTGTAGTCCAATCCATTGTACAAGTACATCAGACCATATGAAATATTTAAACATTTCCATGGGCAGCGAAGGAGATTGTTAAATGATAATAATATATAATTATTATTTAATTATGTGCGTTTGAATATTTAAATGTCTAAAGAAATAATGTTTTTATCTGAACGGTTTTTTTTACGTTTGCTGGTTTTAGGTCCAGTAGCGTTTTCCATGTCTTTTAATGAGCTAACTGAAACTACAGAATCATTATTGGTATTTACGGTATTAGAAGGACGTTCATTTTCATGAATATTAATAGTTTTGGTCTTTAATCCAGCCAAAATATTATCAATATCACTATTTTGAGGTCCCTTCATTTCAGGTCTAGACATAGGCTTAGATTCATTTACATTAGACTGACTTCTCATATCAACCCCTTCTTCTCTAAACATGGTTCCTCTACTAGCATTAATGTCGGGTCGGTTAGAAGGAGGTTCAGTGAAATTCATACCAGGTCGAGATTGAGGTGCTTGTCTACTTGCATCTACTGGAGCAGGTGGTGGTGGTCCACGAGGTTTGGTAGCTTGTTCACCCATGAAATTATTAGCCATGTTAAAGCCCGGTGATTGTTGGCTCATTGAATTTACAGTAGCATCAGTAAACATTTTCATCAATTCAGGACTTTGTTTAATAACATCATTAAAAGCGGGCGTAGCAGAAGATAGAGCTTTATTTGAAAAGTTTAACACAGCAGCACTGAATCCAACACGTAATAATAATGAAATTTCAGGAGCAAGTTTACCGCCTTTATATTTATCATGTAATTCCGAGAAAATTTCTTCGTAACTATCAATATCTTCATTTACTTGTTCACCCCAACCATCTAAATTCAAATCAAAAGGATTAAAAGCAGTATTCGCATATTCAAGGGAGTTAATAAAAGTCATAAACCACCAACCTTGTAACTTAATAGAATCTTTTTTACGTTTATCTTCCATAACAGTTTCATACTCATCTTCAACTTCGTCAAAAGGCGATTCCATATCAAATTGAGACTGCCCACTAGTTTGTCCCTTTTCATACCAATCATTTAATTTCTTTAACATAGCACGCTTCTTACGACGTTTTTCACGTTCAGATAGTTTTGAAGATTGAGATTTAAATTCATTTACAGGTACTTCATTTAATTTAGAAAAACCATCCCATGTTTGTGTATTTCCGATGCTTTCACGTGTAGCATTTCCTAAATTTGAATCAGTAGGTTCATCTCTATTATTATTTTCAACAGGGTCTTTCAATGTAAATACATCAGAAGACATACCAGTTGATGAAACATTATCACTTAAATTATTCATATCTTGTTCTAAAGTATCTAAATCATCTAAATTAATTGTAGTGCTTTCATTTGATGAAATTTTTTTATCATTCATTAATAATTCAATACCCGGTCCAAAATTAACAGTAGGTTTACTAGGTAAAGGTTCAGAATCTAAATTAATATTAATAATTTCTTCCATTATGTTATTTACACAAGATTTATTTTTAAATCATCCGCATAATATATTATATTTTGACGTTTTAGAAACCAAATACCTTGTAAAAATGCGTCAGCTAAATCATCTTTTTTCTTAATATCTAAACTGTTTATCCATTGATTTAACGTAGAATTGTTTTGTAAAATTAATTTACAGTAGTAAATACCATCTTTTTTATTTTCTTTATATGAATTTTTCTCAACAACTTCATTTTCACATTTTAAATCATTAAATTGTTTTAATTTATTAGATGAAGATACAAATTCAATATAAATGTTGTCATTTTTCATAATAAAATATTGGGCCAACATACCTTGTATAGTTTTCATACGATTCGCAATAGGTGATATTTGGTTTTCGATAATTACATAATGGATGGTATCAATAAAAGGTATTAAATTCATTTTTTCTTTGATTTTTTTACCAATATTAATCAAATCAACATGATTGGCGTTTTTATCTTTTATTTCAACGATGTTCTCAAAACATCTGTTTTTATAAAAGTCTGTAAGTTGTTCGAGAAGTTCACTCTTTTTTAATTTTTTTGAATCATCATTTGTAAAGAGAAAATGAGAACGTCCTATTTTTATCAATTCTTCATTCTTACATTTTTTAAGATAGGGAGAAGAATTTTGTTTTGTAGGAAGTATATATTGTGAATTTGCCTTTGCATGTTTTTCACAATAACATTTTTCATTTTTTATAAACTTCGCCTTTTTATTGCAAATTTTTTCAACACCTTTTTTTGTTTTTGGTGGTATAATAGCATCACATGTATAGGTTTTCTTTTCAACTTCAATAAGATTGATAACGTTCCAATCTTTTATAAAAAATTGTTGTTCTTGTATAGAAAAAATACAATAGGCCATATTTTTGATTCCTATATCAAAACTAATATAGTTCATATGAAAATTAAATGTCGTATAAAGTTTATATATTTTGGAGGACAAAATATATAATTTATCTATTTTGTAAATGAAGGAATTCCTTGTATTACTGTTATATTTTCAGGTAATTCTTCTGTACGTATATAACTAGCCACATCCTCAGCTATATATAATGTGTAATCTATATCTTTGTTATTGACTAAACATTTACTTGTCCATTTATCAAGTTTGAGGACTTCATTTAATCCTCGAATACGTCCAACAACCCCCAAATGTTCATTAGGTCTTTTCCCAGGTCGACCATTAGTATGTTTAATACGCCATTCACAAGATAATGCATTTTTATGATCAACAAAACCGGTAAGTAATGCATATATTTCCCAACAACCTCCTCGCCCATGTGTATATACAGCCCCTCCAGTAATTTCTTCATTATGTTGACGAAGACGTCTATATGGATTATTAGTAGAACCATTATAGGTTAAGTGCGCATATTTACTTTGTTTATTACGAAGAATATAACAGTACCATTGTTGAGGTGGCTTAGTAAGATTATTATTACTACTATCCATATTTATGGAGATATATATACTTTTATGTAGAATATATATATCGATATTGATGGTATAATTAGTGACGTTTTACAACAACTTCTGGGGCCATCTTACGTGAAGCATTTTGTTGTTGAAGAATATAATTTTGTTTTAAATCACTATTATGTAAAGTAGTAATACTATTAAGGGGTGTAAATGAATTCGATTGTATAGAGGGTATTTCATTAGGGCGTTTATTGTATCCGATACTGTTTGCAGTATCAAGATAGTTAAATTCCATAACTTGTGAAGCATTATTCATTAAATAACGACGATATTCCCAATTTGTTTTTATTTTTTCACTATGGAGTAAATTATTATTTTTTTCAGATTCTGGTTGCCAACTAGCGTTATTTATTGGTTTTATTTGATGGTCAACAATTTTTGTATTTTGTTTCATTGTAGGTTTTTCTTCGTTTGTTTGGGTATTAAATATACTTAAAAGCTTGGTAAACATATATTAATTATAATTATATAATATATATTTATATTATCATTCTAAATTATTCATTATTTTCTAATAAAGAAATGATATCATTTTTCTTCATTTTACTGGTATCAGTAGATAAACCTCTGGTAGCTACCATTTGTCTTAAAGTTGCTAAATTCATTTTACGATAATTTGAATGAGAATAGGTAACCCTTCCATCTAAACTTTCAGACTCTTCTTCTTCTACATCTACTTCTAGATCTACTTCTACTTCTACTACCTCATCCATTTTTTCAACAACCAAATTAGTATCATTTAATTCAGCGGGAGGTTGTTCTTTTTCATCAATATCATTATTATCACTGTTTACATCATCGCTGTTTATTTGAGTATCAATTTCATTATCTAAATCCATTGAAATATGTTTAATTTGTTCATTATTACTAATATCACCGGAATCCTCATCTTCATGGTCACTATCACCGGAATCCTCATCTTCATTTTCGTCGTCACCGTCATCTGAATCCTCATCTTCATGGTGACTATCCCCGGAATCCTCATCGTCACTATCGGTTTCATACTCACTATCACTGTCCTCGTCAGATACAGCTATTTTAGTAAAAGATGGAACATGACTTATGTTAGCGGGAGGAGACGGAGTATTAACCATATTCATTGCTGTACGTATATTTGTCATTTCTTGTGCCATATTATTAATAATATCAAACATAGTATCAGTTTTTTCTTCAGTGGTAGTAATTCTTTGTTTAAAGTGGTATACTAGAAACAAAATTAATACAAATGTAATTGCTAAACTAATCAATAAAATCATTTCAAAAAAATTAAAAGCAGTCATTAATATATTTCGCTATAATATTAAATACATGTGAACGAATATCTAAATAGTTTTTTAATAATATTTATATGAGTAAATTATATTATAATATAATATAAAATGGAAAATAATTTAGATACGAATTCATTTGGTAATAAAAACTTTATTATTTCAACGCTTATTTTTTTATTAATATTGTCTTCTTTAGGAATAAATATTTTAAATGTAGTTGGTGATTTTGTAGAGAGTATTACAAAAATATTTGGTCCTTTAATAAAACAATTATTATCGGTATTAGGATATACAGCAGGTACTGTAATTGATGAAACAGCTGAAGTTGCAACTGATGTAGCAACCGCTGGTATTGAAATTGCAGGCGATTCAGTTCAATCAGTCGGTACTATATTAAAAAACATGAGTGCTGATAATATTAATGTTCAAACCCGTCAAGAATTAGATAAATCATTAAATACTAACAACGTTGATGTATCAAATTTAAACGAAGATGTAAGTGAAAACCCTATTCAAAAACCCATTACCTCTAATAAAACAAAATGGTGTTTGGTAGGTGAATACGAAGGTACCCGAGGTTGTGTTGAAATAGCCGAAGGTGATAAATGTATGTCTAATCAAATTTTTCCTAGTCAAAAGATGTGCTTAAATCCTACCATGACTAAGAACATGTAATTACTAATTACGTTTATTATTATAATATATTTTATATAAAAAGTATATTATGAATTATTATTTTTCAACTTTATATACAGTATATGCTTTAGAATTATCACATAAAAAATGGTTTATTTACGTATCGTATGAACATGATATTAAAGATGTATATTTGAATAGTCAATTACGACATGAATATGTAGCAAATCATTTACCTATTCTATCTCATAATTCAACTAAGATTCATGACGTGTTAGATATTGATTATTTTGTAAAAAAATATATGCGAATGTATGGAATTAATAACGTTCGTGGCGGTTCTTATAGTAATGAAATTTTATTCAGTAATACAAAAGAATTATTAGAAAAAGAAATTAATGCTTCATTTAATGATTATAATAAATGTATCGATACGTCTATAGATGATTATAACAAAATATCGGAATGGTCATTAGATAAAATAAAAGAAACAAAAAAAGAATTATTGAGAAAGCAAGATATGTTTACAATTGATAATGAAAATTATAATATGTTGCAAAGAACGTTTCATAATAGTAATAATAAGATATCAAGACAATTAATAGTTGAATTTAATTGGTTTAATAATACGGTTGATGAATTAATAAATGATTATATTAGAGTATATCAAGAACCCATAAATATTATGGATGAAGATACGTATGAAGTATCCAGTGATATACAAGATAAATATACAAGTTTTAAAGAAAAATTATATGGATTAAATCAACGTTTTTATGAAACATATGAAGGTGAAAAATATTTATATAGTTCTTATGATGAAATAATCAAATATATTAATACATTAGACCCATTTTTTTTAATGATAGATGAATATATTGATTTTGATAGTGTAGTATCAAGCAAATATAATGTATTAATACAGATAGAATATATGATATATTCATTAATAACTTTATTAGACGAATATACATTTGATGTAAATAATTATCCTGAAAATTTTACTTTTATTACAAATTGGAAATTACAACAATTCGAAAATGTAAAATTGAATAACCAATAAAATATTGAAATATTATATTATAAACATGAGCAAAGATAATATAATACCAGGATATAAAGGTATAATGGAATTAGATTTGAATTTGGTAGACCCAATCTTTAGAAAAGTGGCTGCAACACAACACATGAAAGATATAGATTTATATAAAGCTGAACAATTTAAATTAAAACCTCATTTAAGATATGAAAACACAGTTGCACGAATAGAAAAATTACAAAAATTAGAAGAGAGTATATTAAACGCAGAAAAAATTAAATTACGTAAGAAACAAGAAGAATATGATGAACGAACCTTGGAAATTAGAAATAAACATAAGTTAAATAGAATAAATTAAATAGCAGTTATTGTGGTACCGGATACATTAGTAGATTGCGTAGTATTTAAGGTTACATTACTTATATCAAACGTATTTTTTGTTGAGTTAATATAAATATTTGAACTTATCGCATTATTAATAGTAGTAGTATTTTGTTCTAATGCATCATCAGTATTAAATACATAACTAGTTAATATATTCGTTTTAAATTCGTAATTAAAACCAGTTGAAGTGGGTAAAACAATATTGTTAAAAGTAATATGTCCATTGTTAATATCTAAATTATAATCATAGGAACCTGAATTATTTATAGGGGATATAGTATAGTTAAACTCATTTATTTCAGGTGTAGAATTTTGAGTATAAATAACATTATCATTATAATAAACATTTAATGTAATATAATTAATAGTGAATGTGTAAATAATATTTTTCATATTTTGAGTTAGATTCGTTCCATATATATTTGTATAAATTGGTGTACTAAAAGTATAAGTATATGAAGGCTTTTTTATATTGTCGTAAATAGTTAAAATTGATAAACGTTCATTGTTTGCTATTAACAAATCACTGAAATTATATAAGGTCCATTCGCGGTCACTTTCATTATTGTAACTAATTCCATTACCACTATTATATCGGTCAATATTGGTATTGTTATAATTATATAATGGAACACTTTTATCTTCAAATAGCAAGACACTGGGTCCAGGAATATCAGAATTAGAGCTACTGGTTGGTATTTTATGGTCATTTTCACATACTAAACGATTTTGTTTATAATTACCTCTCGCAAAACGGGCAAATCTATTTTTTTGTGTTAAATCAATATTATTTATATTTTTATTGTATTTTAATATTTCAACTTTTCTTCTCATATTCAATTGTTCGGTTGTAAAATTTGGGTCAGGTTTTACTAATTCGTCACGGTTAGTCGGAACATGAAAAAGCATATTTAATCGTCGTTGGCGACAAAAATTATCAGTCATAATTATATTTATATTATATGAATATAATTAAATTATACTTTGGATGAATACCATAATTGTGATAAATAACCATAATATTTTGGACTTTCAACGGGTAGATAAGTTTCTAAATTAGGTCCGGTAGAAACAACATTATTAATTTCAAAAACGTTTAATGCTCTACTGTAATATCTTAAATTAGATAATTTACCTTTAAACCCACCTTCTTGATTTACGTTTACATTATTGTAGTTTTGTTTGGGAACATCAGTCATAGTTAATCTACCAGTAATAATACCATTTACATAAACATCCATAACGGTGTTTTGCATACGAATAGCAACATGAACCCATTTCTTAATAGGAACTTCTTTAATATCAATATAATTATTGTCGCTTTTGTTATTTGAATCCATTACAACTCTTAATTCCGCAGAACCAACATTCATAGATGAATTATTATTGATTAAGTATAATCCGGGTCCGTTATTAATATTAGTAATACCATTACTGGAGAATGAAGTATCCCCTTTATTAAAAATGTGTTGGTATACTTTTTGTTGATTTTCCAGTTCATTAATATGTAACCAAACACTCCATGTAAATTCTAATCCAGTGCTTTCATTATTGGAACGATTAATTAATATAGAATCACTATTATTAGGGTCTTGGGGAATAGTAACAGGTTCTGTTCCAGAAACCATTCCTTTAATAAGATAAGGGTCTTCTGATGGACTATAAAAGTATTGTATAAGCATAATGCCTAAATTAAGTAAAAATAAAAATACAATAATAACTAAAATAAGAAATGCGAATTTAGCGATTAAAGTGTTTGAACTTAAATAACTAGATGATGCATCTGCATTAACACTAGCAGCATTTGAAAATTGATTAATATTTTCAGAAACATTTTTAGATAAATTATCAATCGATGAACTAATAGTGTTTGTAGTGTTATTAATTAAAGACATAGTTTTATCTAAAGGGTTACCTAATGTAGAAGGTCCTCTAGTAGGACCTGATGAAATTACTGGAGCTGTAGGTATTGGTGCTTTATATATAGGTTGAATTGGAACAGGATTCATAATCGTTATATATTAACATTATAAAACGATTTTACTAAAATTATTTAATTAAAGAAGTTGAAATTTGGTATATTCAATATTATCTTTTAAAACATGAAGATTTACACCATAAGAACCAACAGAATTGGTTAGTGTCGATTGACCATTACCAGCCATATAAGTTTTCCATGCAGTATGAGGGTCAATGGGTTGGTTCCAATGATAAAAACGTGTAACATGGGCATCGAATGCAGCACCATCACCTAACGTCATTTGTGTATTTTTTAAAGGTTGTTTGGGAATGGAATTCTCAGCATGAGCGCGAACCGATTTTATTAATTTACCATCTAAATAAAAATCAAAGTATTGATTGTCTGCGTTTACAATAAGATGTGTCCATTTTTGAAGAGGGAAATTATCGGTAATATTCACTGTTTCGGGGTCACTAGCACTCATTGCAATATCACACTTAAGAGTAGGAGACGCTTCATCCAAATATAATTTAACATTATTTTCACGGTCAAAAATAACCTTGGTAATACTGGGATTCCATTCATTTACATAAATCCAAATACCATATGCATATCTGGTGGATGTCGGTTTGGATGTTATGTCAACCATTTTTTTAGTATTAAACAATTTTTCAGATGAAAATAATGTAGTAGAATTCATGGTAAAATACATATACAAAATGTATATCAATACTATCAATATAATTCCTAAAAATAGAACTAAATTATTCATTTATATACTAAATACATATAAATAAATATTATAAAGGTGGATTTTTATTCATGGTTAAATTATATAAATTGGCTATAGTATCTGTATTCAAAGTATTTTTAAAATATTGAACACTACTGATAGCACCGCTTAAATTGCCTTCATCGCCGAGTTGAATAGAGTCGGTGCTATGATATGTAGGTATTTTTTCAAGTTCAAACGTAAAACTTCTTTCTAAATTACCATTAATAAACAAATCGGCATGACTAGAATGATAATTAAATACAATATGGTTCCATTTCTGTGCAGGAAGAGTAATTTCGTACTTTTCGTCGGATTTATTTGAAAAATAGAATATGAATTTGTCCTTTTTGAATTCATCGTTTTCATCATAAACATAAGTTAATTTTGGTTTACCATTCCCATAATCAAATAAATTACTTTCATTAGCATAGGAAATATAATTAGTAGGGAATTTATTTAAATAGAACCACATAGAAATCGCATAATTACGACGATATACATCTTTATCATTTTCATCACGTAAAAAAACAGCATGGTCATGAATAGGTATATTTTGAGGATTATCTAAAAATATGGTATCTTCTAATAAATATACACTATTTTTATGCAATACTTTTTTCATGAACCAAGGTAAAGTAATATAAATTAAAATCAATACAATCTCAAGAATAAACGAAATTAAAATAGGTTTTGTGGTTATACGATATTCAGTAACTACATAATCAATCAGTTCATTTATGATTTCAGGAATATGAAAAATAAAATTGATTGCTTTACCTAAAATACCATCCATAGATTTAATGTAGTCTCCAAAAAAATAAAAAACCATAGATAAACCCACAAGAACAATGAATGTTAACAATAAAGTAACGCCCCAAGTGTAATAGCTAAAAATATTATTGTAATAAAACAAATACCAAATAAAACTGGCTAAACTAATAACAAACAAAGAGTAAGGTATAAATTTTAATGATTGTAATTGTGAATAATCTGGTAAAATATCTTTTGAATATAATAAAATAAGGGTTAAAGGAACTATTAAAATAAGAGAATCATATAATTTATTATCAAAGAACAGTTTATTATTTTCTGATAAATAATATAGTCCAATAGATGTGGATAATATTATAGTAAATAATAAAACAGTAAGTATATTGGATTTTATTGTTTCATACATTTATATAATTTATGAAGATTATATAAAATAGATATTTATAAATTTTCGATAGTTGTCTTCTTTCCATGACATTCTCTGCATAAAGCAACTAAATTATCAATATGATTACTTCCGCCATGTTCTAATCTTACTACATGATCAACTTCAAACCATGCATTTAATTGACTGCTACAATCATTACAATTCCAGTTTTGTCTAGATGCAACAAACTTTTTTTTTGTTTCACTTACAGAACGTTTTGTACCTTTTTTGCCTGAGTTCATAATTTTATTTTCAGCATTTTGATGAACAGGTAATACTGGTTGATTACCATCATCGATATGATTATCATAAAAATTTTGTTTTGATGTAAAGTCTAATATAGGTGATATAATATTAGTAGTATCGTTATCCAAAGGTAAATATTTAATATAGTCATTGGATACAGTTACAATATCTTTCGCACGAAGTGGATTCTTTTTAATTAATAAATAAATCATCAATGTTGCAAAAGTAACTCCACCCATTTGAAGATATTTTTTATTAATCATCATTAACTTGGTATATTTTCCATCTGTGTAAATATTTGCTAATATAAAACCAGCAATTAAAAATAGAATAATTTCGAATCTCATAATTAAATTATCATTAGATTTTTATCTTATTTATAAGTTAGATATATGAAACCTACCAGTAGCAAAATAAAAAGAGAAATAATATAATGTTTTTTAATATGAAACCTTTCTGCTAAATGAACAGTTTTTGTTTTATATAAATCTCTGTATCTTTTTAACGCTTCTGGTAATCGTATTTGTTCTTTACCTAACATGTAATTAATCTTGTTATGCATAAAATGAACCCAACGAGTAAAAGATTCTCGTGTGTCTAAATACGGCGATACAGGGTATTTATCAATTAAATGACTAAATTGATTACCAATTTTATCATGTGGAATAAAAAGAGGAAAATTTTGTATTAAATCATAATATTTTCTTTTTGTAACTTTATTTGGTGTTAATGGATATGATTCGGCAATCGTATGTAAAAAAAACCAATAATGAGGTCCCCAAATAGTAGGTTCAAAATTCATTCGTATAAGTATATAAAAACACCATAATATATTAATATAGAATAACCTAATTTAATGAATGAACAATATTGCAATAATTGTGGTAAACAAGGCCATTTATATAATCAATGTAAAATACCTATTACGAGCAGTGGTATAATATCTTATCGTTATCATAATAATAAAATAGAATTTTTAATGATTCGAAGACGACATACATTAGGATTTATCGATTTTATGAGAGGTAAATATTCAATCAATGATAAGAGTTATATTATAAATATGTTTAAACAAATGACTGTACATGAAAAAAATAATTTAAAAAGTATGACGTTTGAAGAATTATGGGCAGATATTTGGGGTGATGAAACTATTTCAATACAATATAAAAGCGAAGAAAATATATCAAAGGATAAATTAATGGCTTTACGAAATGGTATTCATGTAAACAATGAACATTATTCAATTGATGATATTATTAAAATTAGTAATAATTATCCAATTTGGGAAGAAGCTGAATGGGGGTTTCCAAAAGGAAGACGTAATTTTAAAGAGAAAGATTATGATTGTGCTATTCGTGAATATTGTGAAGAATCTGGATATGCGAAGAAACATTTGTGTGTTTTACAGAATATTAGTCCATTTGAAGAAATATTTACAGGGTCGAATTATAAATCATACAAACACAAGTATTTTATAGCTTATCTTCCATATGATAATACGTTAATTATGGATAATTATGAAAAAGCCGAAGTGAGTAAAATTGGTTGGTATTCTATAGAAGATTGTTTAAAACTAATACGTAATTATAATGAAGAGAAAAAGAATGTATTAACAAAGGTATCATTTATTTTAAATAATTATTATACCTTACAAATTTAATTAAATTATAAATATTTTTTATTTATAATTTAATCGGTTGTTTGTTTTTGTTTGTAAGAAAGACTACCATATTCATCACAGTAAAATAATGATTTATCTGTTTTACATTTTGGACATTTAGTATTCATTATAATTTCCATATATTCTTGTAAACAGTAAATATCAAAGAATGTTTTACATTTAATACATTTAACACCTGTACATACAAAATATTTTTTACACATTAAACATCTTGTATCTTTTATAAAAATGTTACCCATAAATTATATTAAGTATATATATACATTGTATTAATATGGATAAACAAAATGATTTAATTAGTAATTTATCAAAAATAGAACCGTTAAAAATAGAAAATAAAAATTCAATATCAATAACCAACTTGTTACCCAAAAAAGAAGAAGAATGTGGTCCTGGAAAACGATGTAAAAAATTAGGAGATCGAAAACGTCGTTGTGATACTCGTACTTCACAAAACCCTCAAGGTACCAATATGTGTAAAGAATTAATTAATATATTGGTTACAAAAAATGGTAAAAGTACAATATTAGAAATACAAGATAGAAAAAAAACGTATAGAAAAGATTTGTTAAATAATAATGTAAATAGAGTTGTTCAATTAAAAATATTAAAGGCAAAGCAATTAAATGAACTAATATTAGATTTAAAAAATAAATTAGATATAAAGCCCAAAGATAAAGGAAAATATTACTTCGGTGATTTAAAAGATGAATTAGTTATTCAAATAATATATTTAGAACATGAAACGAAGAAAATAACGGATACTGTTGAAGCTACCGTTCAAGATACTGTTGAAGATACCGTTCAAGATACTGTTGAAGATACCGTTCAAGATACCGTTCAAGATACCATTCAAGATACCATTCAAGATACCATTCAAGATACCGTTCAAGATACCGTTCAAGATACCATTCAAGAAGAAGTAACAGAACAAGATGATAGTGAAGTAGAAAAAATAAACAATAATGGATATAATGAAGATTTAAATGATAAAATAATAATCCCCGAAGAAACAATTCAACAAGAACCTGGTTTATTAATGCCTCCAACAAATATTGATTCAAATGAATATAATAATTATCAATTTAATAAAGAAGAAATTGAATATAATAATGTAATTGATGATGAATATGATTTTCTATATCCCACATTAAACGACCCAAATTTTAATATAAAAATAGCCAGGCACAAAGAATTTAATGATCATAAATATGACGGAAAAATAATGAATATTAAAGAAAGATCGGAACAAGTATGTAAATTAGACTTTGAATTATTACCTCATCAAATATTTGTAAAAAATTTCTTATCATTTCAAACGCCATATAACGGTTTATTATTGTATCATGGATTAGGTACAGGTAAAACATGCAGTGCGATAGGTATTGCAGAAGAAATGAGACAATATATGAAACAGGTGAATTTGCAGCAAAAAATATTAATTATTGCATCACCGAATGTTCAAAATAATTTCCGATTACAATTATTTGATGAAAATAAATTAAAATTAGAAAATGGTTTGTGGAATTTAAATACTTGTATAGGTACTGCACTATTAAACGAAATAAATCCAACACAATTGCAAGGATTAACAAAAGAAAAAGTAATATCTCAAATAAACGTATTAATTAAACAATATTATTCCTTTAAAGGGTATAATGAATTTGCAAATTATATCAAGAAAAAGATTATGATAGACGAAGTTAGTAATTTGAATATAGAAGAGAAAAAACAAATGGAAACAAATAATATTCAAGCAGTATTTAATAATAGGTTAATTATAATAGACGAGGTTCATAACATACGACCATCTCAAGAAAATAAAGAAATAAAACGTTTATCCAATTTATTATTAAAAATATGTAAACAATCTACTAATTTGCGTTTACTATTATTAACCGCAACTCCCATGTACAATAATTACAGAGAAATTATATGGATTGTAAACTTATTAAATAGTGTAGATAAACGTAGTACAATTACTGAAGATATGGTATTCGATAAAGAAGGTAATTTTATACCAGAAAAAATAGATGGAAAGGGAAATAAAAGAGAAGGTGGAAAAGAATTATTAAAAAGAAAATTAATAGGTTATATTTCTTATGTGCGCGGCGAGAACCCATATACATTTCCATATCGTATTTATCCAAATGATTTTGCAAAAGAACAAGTATTAGATACTGATAAATACTTTGAAACCCAAATGAATAAAGTAAAAATAGAGGAACCATTAAAACATTTACCGATATACATGAATAGTATTGGAAATTACCAAAGATTCGTATACAATAATATAATTTATAATTTAAATAATAAACAAATTATAAGAAGAATGAAAGAGAAAGAAATAATAATGCCTACCTTTGAAAATATGGAAACGTTTGGTTATACTTATTTAAGTGACCCTTTACAAAGTTTGAATATTGTTTATCCAAATGATAGTTTTGATGTAAATAAAAATGATAATAATGAAGATATTATATCAAATATGATCGGTAAGACCGGATTAATGAATATAGTAAGTCATGATACAATAACAAGTGATTATAATTTAAAATATAATTATGAATACAATAAGGACAACAATGATAATTATGAAGCTATTTTTCAAATGGAAAATTTATCAAAATATAGCAGTAAAATACATAATATATGTAATTCTATTTTGAATTCAGAAGGTATTGTAATGGTTTATTCTCAATATATAGACGGTGGGGTTGTTCCAATTGCATTAGCATTAGAAGAGTTAGGATTTACTCGTTATGGTAGTGCTTCTTATACAAAGCCATTATTTAAAACACGCAAACCGCCAATACAGCCCATTGATTCATTAACAATGAAACCAAAAGAAGATGGAAAACAGTTTCAACAAGCAAAATATGTAATGATAACTGGAGATAAATCATTTTCACCAAATAATTTGGAAGATATTCAATATGTAACTTCATCAAATAATAAAAATGGCGAGAATGTTAAAGTTATATTAATTTCCAAAGCAGCAAGTGAAGGATTAGATTTTAAAAATATTCGTCAATTACACATACTTGACCCTTGGTATAATACAAATAGAATAGAACAAACAATCGGAAGAGGTGTGCGTAATTTAAGTCATTGTGGTTTACCATTTGAAAAGAGAAATGTAGAAATTTATTTACATGGAACTGATACGGATACAAATGAAGAAACCGCTGATATGTATATATATCGTACAGCGGAACAGAAGGCAATACAAATAGGAAAAGTAACACGATTATTAAAGGAAGTATCAGTAGACTGTTTATTAAATATAGAACAAACCAATTTTACAGTTGATAAATTATTAACTGAAGTAGCAAATGAAAATATTGAGATTGAATTAGCTAGTAAACAAAAAATTCAATATAAAATAGGTGATGTACCTTATTCGAGTATGTGTGATTATATGGACAATTGTAATTATCAATGTAGTCCTTCTGCGAGTATTCGTGAAGATGATATTCTGAAAAATACATATAATGAAGATTTTGCAAAAATGAATTATTCAGCCATTGTAAAACGTATCCGAGAAAGTTTTAAAGATTATGCGTTTTTTACAAGAGATGATATTATTAATTTAATTCAAATCAATCGAACTTATCCAATTGAACATATAGATTTTGTTTTATCAAGATTTGTTGATAATAAGAATGAATATGTATTAGATAAACATAATCGAAAAGGTTATATTGTAAATAAAGAAGAATATTATGCGTTCCAACCGATGGAAATTAATAATGAAAAAATAACAATTTTTGAACGTATTAAACCAATAGAATATAAGCATAATCATTTGAATGTGGAAATAAAGAAAGAAGATAAACCAGATACAAAAATATCGAAAGCACTAACAAAGGAAACCATTGAACAAGATGATAAAGATATTAACGAAATATATAAAGAAGTTCTTCAACAATTATACGATGAAATAAATCATTATAATACAGAAAGGAATAATGCTAATAAATTAATTATTTTAAGAAGTGAATTAAATGAAATAATAAACGAAGAAGATAGTAAAGAAAAAAGAAAGAAGTTATCTTTAAAACAAAAGGAAATTGTTAAGTATAACTTGCCCACCGGTGAAAGTAATTGGTATAAACATTTAGGTAGAGTACATAATGATTTAGTAGATGAACATATGTTGACGGAAAAGGATGTATTCCAATATTTGATTTATCATTTCATTGATTTGTTATCATTAGAGGAAAAAATGCTTTTGTTAACAAATACATTTAAAAATACTATGAATTCCCTTACTCAAGAAGAAACAATAATAAAACAATACTTTAATGAAAAAATAGTAGAATCTTCTATTCAACAACGAGGTATTGTTTTAGCCGATTTTCATCATGAAAAAAATAAAGATAATATAAAAATCTTTGTTCAAGATATTTCTAGCCAAATGTGGCGTCTAGCAGAGAAGACTGAACGCGATGAATTAGAGAATCAACTCCGTGAAGTAAATAATGTTGAAAAAAGCCAAATTAATGAATTTATTGGTTTGATGTTTATGTCTAAAACCAATCAAATAATGTTTAAATATAAAAATATGAACAAAAGAAGTTCGGGTGCATTGTGTACAGACTCTGGTAAAATAGAAATTAAAGATAGAATTAATATTGTTTTAAAAAATAATACATTTACCAAAAAGAAAGAATATACAGTAGAAGACATTGACTATATCTTACGTAATAGCTTATGTGTACTTTTAGAATTACTGTTACGGCATTTTAATAATTATAGCGATAAGGTATGGTTTTTTGATTTAGAAAAAACAATTGTTAATGAGAAAAAATTGTTCAATAAAAAATAAAAAATTGAAAATTTATTAATATAACTAATATTAATAAATAAGATAAACATATATTTTATAGTTCTATAGTAACATGTCGAATAAACGAGACAATAAAGTATATGGCGTATACGTTCCTTCAGTATTAACTTCCAAAGTTAGTTTACATATTACTGAAGTTGGACAAAATTTGAAGACTAGTTTACAAAATGTAATTTCTCAAAAGAATGAAGGTAAATGTATAGTAGAAGGTTATATTAAACCAAATTCAGTAAAGATAATTACTTATTCAAGTGGTGTTGTATGTGGTGAAATAATTACATTTGAAACTATGTATGAATGTATGGTAAGTCATCCTGTAGAAGGAATGCTAATTGAATGTGATACAAAAACAATAACAAAGGCAGGTATTCATGCAGAAGTAGTAGATGATGAAGGAAATGTTCCAATTACTGTATTTATTGCGCGAGACCATCATTATACACAATCTTATTTCAACAATGTTAAAGAAAATACTACTATTAAGGTATCTGTAATTGGAATTCGTTTTGAATTAAATGACCCCTATATTTGTGCAATAGCAAAATTAACGGACAATCGTAATACTTCAGAAATAAATTATGACCGTTCCAGAAAAGAAGCAATTAATATATTAAATGATGAATAATAATATAAATGTTTTCATAATTAACATAAATAAAAAATTGAAAAAATGTGTAAAATACATATTTATCAAACAATCAACACAACATAACTAAGTTAAATCATGTCGTCTACCCCGAATATTTCTAGACCGATTTATACTATCCCAAAGTTTTTCGTAAAGTTGGGTAAAATAGGATTGGAAAATGGTAAGTTATATAAACAAATGAAGAAAGATAATAAAATTTTAAAGAAAAATCAGCAACAGGCATATAAACTCTTATTGAAAGAGGTGCAAACTGCTGAAAAAGAGTATGTGAAGGTTAAGAATGAGGCAAGAAAGGCTATTACAATGATATTGAAGAAGCATACAAAGATTGCGAAGAAAGAAGCAGCAGCTAAAGAAGCTAGATATGCTAAAATGGAGGCAAAGGAGGAAGTTCTATCGAATTAGTAACATATAATTAAATAAACACTTTTTTAATTATATATCGTTGTTTTTACATAAATTCTCTCATTTCTAATTGTTTATAATCACGGTCAGATTGATTAGGAAGTTCTAATGGTATCACTAAAGTACTTTGGTCTTTAATATATTTAAAATAACTGACTAAAGAACCATGCACCTGGGGAATAATATAACCTAATACAAGTTGATTTAATCGTTCAATTTCACTGGTAATGTTATTTTGATTTTCAACATATTGAATATAAATATTTCTCATAATAATTTTAATATTATCAATATTTTGTGGTGGTATGATGTGTTCTTTATTTGTTTTTTCATAAATACCAGCTCGAATCCCATTTTGGAGAATTTGGATATTTGCTTTTGAAAAATATAAATTAGATAATTCACTTTCTTCATATACACCATTTAAAGCTTCTCTATATTCAGAAGTTTTATTTTTTATAGCAACACGTTCTTGCATTTTAAATAATATTTCAGTAGACGGTTCTTCTAACAAGTTAACACGTCCGTTTATTTTTTCATAATCTAATATTTGATTGTCGTTATTTATAGTTACTGGAATAATTTTAGACATTATATAAACTTACATAAGAAATAAAAAATTTGTATAATACTAAATATATTTAGCTTCTAAAATATATAATAATATTATATATGGATAATTTCTATTTGGTTGTGATTACAATAGCTGTATTATTATTAATAGTAATATTAACATATTTAGGTATAATTATGAATAGTCAAAAGAATACTTCTATGGAATTTCCAACGACAGAACCTCAATCTTGCCCTGACTATTGGGAAAGCGCCAAAACTGACGATAAAAAGACTGTATGTGTTGTACCTACAAATGATGTTAATATTGGTGATTTATTAGATACATCTGAAGAAGGAAAAACCAATTTAGAAGATACTGTTGGTTACAATGAAAATGATATCATTAAGACAATTGATTTTAATGATGAAAATGAATGGTCGATTTGTAATAAACAAAAATGGGCATTAAATAATAAAATATATTGGAATGGCGTGGCTGAATATAGCAAATGTTAATTTATTATAACTATTTAATATTAGTTATAATATATAGAATGAATTATTATCGAATTGTATTAACCATAGCAGTTATATTTTTATTAATTGTATTTACATACTTTTGGTGGTTTTATCCTAAATTTAATACAGTGTTTCCTCCCCGAAAAGCCACATGTCCTGATTATTGGATAGCTAAATATAATAAAGACGATAAAGAAATATGTATTCCACCCAAAAATGAAAAAAATATGGGAAAATTATTAGATCCATCCAAAGAAAATATAAATTATGAAAAGTATTTAACAGATAACGAGATTGATTATTTATCAAATGATAGAAATACAGTATGGAACCATTATGTAAATACAGGTAAAAACAATAATCTGAAGGTCCATTTTAATGGAGTTGATAATGTTCCCGGATATGGTACTGAAAATAGTATTCATTTTGTTGATTTTAATAATCATTCATGGGATAATGATATCTATTCCAAAGATTGTAATCAAAAAATTTGGAGTAAAAAATATAATATTGAATGGGAAGGGATTTCCAATTTTAATAAAAAATGTATTAGTTCGATGTAAATGAAATTACATTCGGGTTTTCAGCTAAGTTATATTCTAATTTATTTAATAAAATTGGATAATTAAATATATGACCAATTTTATCTTTTTCTTTGCTATCCTTAGCAAACATTTGACGTTCTTCATTAATATCATTTTTTAACATATGTATATTACGCATTTTAGGTATGATTTTGGTAATTTGCATATCAACGGCATTTTTTAATATTTCTTTGTTTTTCAGTTTTCTTATATTCATCTAATAATTGTGTAATATCATCTTTTAATAAAAATACATCATTTTTTAATGCATTTATTTTATCTTGAGTTTCTTTTTTATTCAACAATTCATCATGCATATTTTTTATATAATTATAATTATTCATTTCCTCATTATAAGCAGTGATTTGATTTTTAAATAAAGAAACTGAATCATCCTCACTTACATAACCAAATAGATTATCTAATTTTTGTTCTATTATAATATTTTTTATATCATGTAAACTATCTTGTGCATCAATTAATACGTTTTTCTATATGGGTAAATTGTCCATTGTATATTTCAATTTTAAGGTCACACGGGTTTTGTGAATCTCCACAAATAGCAATATACCGATTATCTTTCATACTAAAAATAGTATTAACCATTCTTTTACATCGAATACATTGATATTTCATAAAAGCTATTTTTTTTTGAGATTTTCGTTTGTTATTTTTATCATATACTTGTTTCATAGCTTTTTTCATTTTATTTTCATATTTATTTTTTAATGAAAAATATTTATCTACCGTATCATAATAATCATTATCTTCTTCTTTTTCTGCAGTTATTAATTCATTTAAATTATCTGCTTCAATATTACGAAATTCAATTGAAGGAGTATTTTCCATTTTAAATTCTATCAAATCTTCCGGTAAATTCTCAATCACTGTAATGTTATTATTTGATATATGTAATTTCTTAAGACTGGTTAATTCAGTTAAATTCAATCTTTCTAATTTATTATAATCACACTTTAATTCAGTAATGGTTGAAGGTAGGTTCTCAAGACTACGTATATTATTATTTTGAATGTCTAATATAGTTAAATTTTTAATATGAGAAACGTCTATTTCTGATAAATAATTATTATTAATAGTAATGTTAATAAGAGAACTTGGTAATGATTTAATCGATACAATTAAGTTACGTTTACAAATAAATGTATTTAATCCTTTGGGTAAATTAGTAATATCGGTTATATTTCCCTCGGGGATAATAATCGTATCGATTCCACGAAATCCCATATCAAAACAATACAGAAAAATCCAAATCACCATGTAAAGAATTCGAAAATTCTAAAGTGGATATTTTTTTATTCATATCTTCTAAAAGGTCAACCAATCTTTGTTGAGCTGTGTTATCAGTAAATAAAATTTTTTCTCTTTCTTGTGTAATAAAATCCATGAATGTAATATATATAATATATCTTATAAAAAGTTATTATAATAAATGTAATAACTTTTTAATATTGAAAGGGTAAATTCATAATATTAGTATAACAATTTTCCTGTTTTGCTTTATCTTGTTCTTTAAAATAACGTATTTTTGATAAAACCATTTCTTGGTCTTTAATCATTTGTTGTTGTTTTTCATAATCTGAAATTTTATTTTTGGAACAAGAATACAATATAAAGTATGCTATAATAACAAACAATAAAAATATACCAATATTAAGTGCATAATAATACATATTTATACGAGTATTATGACAATGCTGTAAATTATTAAATATATAGTTTTTGGTAGAAGTTTCAATTAAATTCGGGATCATTTTATTTTATAATATAATGATTTATTTTAAGTATATGCTAAATAACTTAATACAATTACATAAGAAAGAATACCTAATATTATTGATACTAA